TCCATCAAATTCTAACTGAAGTCGTTCATCACGAGTTAGATAGTCATCAGCTTCTAGGTTATAACCTATTATAAGTTCAGAAAAGAACGGATTGTCGGTTTCGATTTGGTCACGGAGACGGTATAGCATCACTTCGATCATATCGCACTCGTCTACGTTCTTAACCACATAGTGGTTTACACCCTTGCTTTTCCAATGTGGGTTCTCTATAGAACCGTAGTTTTCACGTACTTGGGTGGTAATCAGTAGTTTCATCAAAACTCCTTATCAAGTAATAAAGATATTATAGGAGAAAACTTAATTTAAGTCAAGCAGTGACTGTGGCACAAAACCAACCTTCACGCTCGATCTTACGCTTGGCAGACATTAAAATTTTATGCTGTTTTAAAAACTCAGGTGTGGGTGGTGCATGAATACCACCCATTTCTTTCATTTTCAGTAGAGCAGCATCACGTTTTTGATAAGTCGCTAATCCTGCTAACGGAACCATGAATTGTTGATCATTGAGGGGGCTAGTGTAAAGAACTTTCATCACAAACTCCTTATTAATCAGTATGTGAGTAGTATAGCACTAACCAATACCCAAGTCAACTGTGTGGTTATTTAAAAACTACCAACTAGAATTATAAAAAACTTTAAGACCAATAATTAACTCAGCTTTTGCATCTGCTATAAATTGTAAATCTTGGTCACGATAATAGTCGTCACTTGGGTTACCAAAGAAAAACCCTTTAGTATCTAAAATTGCCATCCTACCATTGCGAATATCTTGCTCTAAAGCATTTAAATCTTCCCACGTTAGTTCAAGTTCAACCCCATTAAAGTCATGAGGTGGATAATTATTTTGTTCGAACCTATCACCTTCATGAATGTGGGCATTTATTTTTTTCAACCAAAGTCGTTCCATCCACCCCTGCAAATTCGGATGCTTCCTCCAATAGGCAATTTGACGTGGTTTTGACAATACAGAATTTTCTTCACGTGCTTGCCAATACTCATCCCATTCATTATTTTTCATTGCAACATAAGCGTATTGATCTAGACCCATTCTAGCCTCCGAGTTTGCTCGTTTAAACTTCATTCTTCACTTGCTTTTTATTACATTCATATACATAACTTCGTATAACAATACTTTTATGAAGGTCACATTCCAACATAAATTTTTGATAGGTATACATAGAACTAAGAACAGTTCCAAAAATAAAACCAAATGCTGCTATAATTGCTCTACTCATAATGTTTGTAAGATGTTAAAAGTTTTACGTGCACCATAATTGACATGGTACTCTGCTTCTTCATGGTCAAGATAGAAGTCACTATCACGGTCATAGTATTGACCTGCTTTAGGATCATAATAGAGAACTTTCCCCGATTCGTACATAAAAGGACCTTCTAATCCTTTCATTTTTGTGTAGCGTGAAGGCATTGATGGAAAAACTTTGTAACCCATGTCAATCTCCTTAAGAAGTTATTATAGTAATTTAAAAATGATTTATTGTCAAGACCATGTAAGCGTAAAATTGATGAAATCACTCTCTAGTTGAAATTTTACAACACGTACATTAGTGGGCAATCCTGTCTCATAGGAATACTTACCTACACATTTAGTTTTTAACCATTCAATTATGGCATGAATTTGTGGAATATCTTGTACAGTGACAGCAATTTCGTGCATTTCTTACCCGCTATTTATTAAAGTAATAGAAGAATTATATGCCTAAATTTATTAATTGTCAAATTTGCCACAATCACATGGTAACCTACCTTGCATACAATTTCCACTACAACCTTTTATGTTTCTTAACAAATAATTACATAAAATCACTGCACATATACAACCAATGATTGCGTATATCATTATACCCACCTTAAAGAAAACATTGTAGCCTCTTCTTCATTATCAAAATTTACTATAATAGTACTATAAGGAACAGGTTTAAATGTGATTGAATACTTTGATATTACATTTGACTTTAACCAATTAGTAATTTCTTCTAAACTTTTTTCATCACCTAAAGTAATCATTACTGAATTCATTGGTTTTTGTTCATTTACAGTTTGTTTGAGAATTATTTTATTCCTTTTAGTACCTAATTCAATATATTTCTCATCAGACCATTTAATAAATGCTGTATGATAAGGTAAAGAATATTCAGTTTCAATCTCACTAATTTCGCAATGTTCGTCTAGAAAAGTATGTATGTCAAATTCTTCATCTTCGGCAATAAGTTTATTAGATCTAGCAACATATTCTGTATCGACAGGCTCAGGTTCCCAATTCCAACCTTTACCATCATAATCTTCATTAATTAAATCAACATAAAATTCTTTATCTTCCATTTCAACAAGCAATTCCATACTATTACTTTTATTTTCTATCATAGCACAAGCTATAGCAAAAATAGATTTAACATCATTATAGTTATAATATTGATTTTCATGATTAAAATGATTTACAAATATCCAACCTTTAGATTCTTCGGTTGCAGTACCTATATATTTATTTTTATAATCATAGTATTGGGATTCTGAAATCCAACCTGTAGTACCAATTTCTTTGGGTAGTCCATATATATCGATAAATTTTTGAATTGTTTTTATAACAATAGTGCTCATTTTTTACCAAAAGGCCATGCAGTTACATCATTTTGTACAAGTTCAGTATTTTCATTCTCATCCTCATCAGGATAATAAGTTTCAAGTAAATAGTCTACCACATCCATTAGCACATCTTCATCCATTTCGCTATCATTGTCCCAAACATTTACAAATTCCCAACTATCATTTTCAACATCATACCAAGCATAAACACAAATTTCCTCTTTGATACGATGTATAATCATATTATATGCAGTATCATGTTCGGGGAATTCACCACTTTTTGAATCTTTGTGAATAAAAATGGCATAACAGTGCATATTACGATTACCACCTTCTTCATAAACATAATTGCCATCTTCATCTTCAGTTTCAAGATCAGCATAGCTTTCAAAAATAGCTTTTACGCCTGGCGTGTCGCTATAATCTGTACCACGTTCTAATTCATCGGGATGTGGTGTCCATAAATCATTAACAACATATTCTAATAATTTTTCAACTTTCTCAAAATTTTCATCACTTAAAATCATTATTTTTCTCCAATATATTCATGTGACCAACACTCTCGATTAGCATGCGCAAGTAAAGATTGTACTGAAAGCATTTGATTCTCATGTTGTGTACCACTCAACAAATAATCTTTACGTTTCATCTTGTTCTTACTTGTAGGTTTCCATAGAGGAGAGTTATCTCTATAGCCACCCATTCTTGGATTAGCAGTTTTACTAAAATAACGTTTACCTTGTTCTACATGCATTTTAGCAATGGCATCACTAAATCTTACACCGATTCCTAGACCTTGAAAATCAGGTAGAATAACTGTACGATGACCACGATATGCATTTTTTAACGTTCCACTAGGTTGTGGCAGAACCGCAGCAAAACCAATAATGATATCATTCCATACTGCTGCCCAACATTTAGAGGATTTGTTCATAGATGCACTTAAATAGTGATGCGGAGCGAAGGCTGTCCACAATTTTCTGTCAGCAGGTATGATTTCCATAGTGATTGTTGGACGTTGCCAAAGTAACCCCCTTGTGAGTTCGCCCGTTGCAGTATCAAATACCCAATCAGGACGAAGCCACTCAATAATGTCATAATGACAAGTTGCAAACGTAACACTTTGCAAATGTTCTGCTTTAATATAACGATGAATAGCATTACTTAAACTTTTAGCTACGTTACGATCTACGACGCTAGTAAATTCATCAATCACAGCACCGCTTTTTAATTGCCTAGCCATATCTGCACGATGTTGTTCGCCATTACTACACACATGATATGGTCTACACAATGTTGGAATACTATTTAATCCAACCGCATGTAACTCATCAAGTCTAGTAAAATGGCTGCAAATTGCTTTATGCTGATCCCATTGTGGTGTATCAATATGACCAATTGTTTTGAGAATACTTGACTTACCACTACCACTTGGTCCAACAATTAAACCAATTTGATAATCAGTTGGTAGAGTAAATTCAGGTACATTAAAGGTTGATATACCTGTAAATTCATAATCAAAAGCAGTGCTTACTGCTTTTACCATGTCATCAACAACAACTGTAGATGTTAAAATATTAGGCATTATTTTCACGTTTAGTAATAATTTTATCTGCCAAACCGTAATCAACTGATTCTTGAGCAGACATAAACTTATCACGATCCATGTCACGTTGGAAATCATTGAAAGACATACCGACTGAATTATGCTTAACGTACAGTTCAGTCAGCATACGTTTCATTTTAAGAATTTCTTTGAGGGATATTTCCATATCACTTGCCATACCACGTGCACCACCACTAGGTTGATGTATCATGTGACGTGCATGAGGAAGAATATAACGTTTACCCGCAGCACCTGCTTGAGCTAAAAACGAACCCATAGAGCAGGCTTGTCCCATAACGATAGTAGACACATTGGGTTTAATGAATTGCATGGTATCGTAAATACTCATGCCATCGGTGACAGAACCGCCTGGGCTGTTGATGTAAAAACTAATATCTTTTTCATTATCTTCGCTTTCAAGGAATAATAATTGTGCCACAATTAAATTCGCTGTGACATGATTAACTTCCCCATTAAGAATAACGACACGATCACGTAATAATCTACTATATATGTCGTAGCTACGTTCACCACGACTAGTTTGTTCAATTACAATAGGTACAAGACTCATTTAATCTCCTTCGACTTCAATCCAAGTATAATCACCTAACCACTTTACTTTACACAGGTATTCATAACTTTGTGGTACACCTGTACTCCAATCATTTGGACCATGCATTGATAGCCTAGTTTTTTGAATTTCACTGTCATAGAGTAACCAATACGTATGACCGTGTGCAATCTGAAACTTATATTCTGCTGCGTGAACCCAATTTGTTACATCTAATCTGCGTTTAATTTGTGCTGCTTGATCCTGTAAAACTTTTACAAGTTGCATAATTCTATCATACTCTTGTTGTGCATGCAAATTAGCAACATTTAACATTATATCTTTTTGTTGAGTAATTGGCACAAGGTCAAACTTTGGTGCACTAACTTCTACAGGATATTCTGTTACATTTCTGTTAATAAAAATTGCAGGTAAACCACCAATATTGCTATCATAGCTTGTGCGACCCTTCATTAAATTTGGTTTTTTATCTTGAGACATAAATTATTATACCTTGAATTTTACAAAAAACTATTAAACATATATCCAAATTTAATACATTATAAAATATTTACCTAAATATATAAATCCATATTTAATTATATTAAATAGGATATTAAGGAGAAAAAAATGCTAGAAAAACTAGGTAAAATTATACGTGATTTATTTGTTCACGGAACACAACCAAGAGACAATAAACCTGTAGCAGAAGTTGGTAAACCTATCAATGACAAAGTAGAAGTATCTGCACCAAAAGTTGAAGAAAAAAATCCTTCTAATGATAATGTCGTAGTTGCACCAATTAAAAAGCAACGAGCTACTAAAAATCCTGATACTACTCCTATTGTTAATGAAGTTGCTAAACCTAAAGTTACTAGAGCTAGAAAAACTACTACTCCTAAAAAATAGTTTAATGGATATTCCCTTTTCGTTAGACATTATTAGTGATTTAAATTTATCAGAAAATGATTTTTTTGATTGGACGGGGAATCCTACTTCATTATTTTGTGTAGTTACAGGAAATATTACATCCAATCTTAAAAAATTACATCAAGTATTGACACATTTAGGTACATTATACAGAGGAGTATTATATATTGATGGATTGGTTGAACACTTAAATTTAGCAAATTATGAGTCAAGAATTGAACAGATTAAAATGATTTGTTCTCCTATACAAAATGTAATTTATTTAAATAAACATGTAATTATTTTAAATAGTATAGCTTTTATTGGTATTAATGGTTGGTATCCATCAAACTATAATAAGTTTGATGCTCACGAACGTATGTATATTGATGAGTTAAGACTTCAAGATGTAGATTTTTTAACTAAAACTATTAAAAATTTACAACATCATCATGATGCAAAACGTATATGTATTATAACAAACAGTGTACCAAGTGAACAATTAACATTAAAAGATCCTGAACAAAATTTACCTGATCCGATTGGTATCATAACTGCACTAATGGCAGATACTGAACACAAGGTCGATCATTGGATATTTGGTAATTACGATAAAATTATTGATGGTGTTTATAATGGCAGACGATATGTTAACAATCCAAAAATTAATAGTCAACCATATTGGCCTAAAAGAGTTGAATTAGGTTAACTATTCATTTCTAATTTTACTTGTAAAGGAAATCCATTTGAACGTGCTTCCATAGTAACTTCAATTCCCTTTTGCTCAGCTATTTCATAAGGTAAAACTGCTACAACAGCACTACCTGTTTCATGTATATTTTTTGTAATATCCAATGCAGATTCCATTGTATATTGAAAATGACTAATTAATGTAGCGATAACAAATTCCATTGTAGTTACGTTATCATTAATATATATAATTTTATAAAATGGAGGTTCATCCAAACTTAAATTTGGTTTAATTTTTGTTTTTACTTCTTGTTTTACATCAATTTTAGCCATAAAAATCCCTCTTAATTATGAGGAAACAACGTATAAAAATACGTTGTTTACCTCTGTATTTATTATTTTATCACTTTGTATAAGTGATTTCAATAGATTTTGGTTTCTTTTCTTCAGGAACTTTACGCTCTAAAGTTACACTTAAAATACCATTCTCTTGAATGGCACTTGTTACCTCAACATACTCAGCAATAGGCCAACTACGAACAAATGAACGTGACCCAATTCCTTGATGTATGTATTTGGTTTCTTCACCCTCTATGGTTGCTACTTTGCGTTGTCCTTTTATAGTCAACTGACGATTATGTACCGTAATATCAATATCACCCTCTTTAAAACCTGCTACTGCAAGTTCAATAATATACTTATCATCAGTTACCTCAATGATATTATATGGAGGATAATTGGTTGTTACTGTGCCTTCTTGTAAACGTGAAAGCTCATCAAACATACGGTCAAAACCAATACCAAATTTTGTGATTGTAGGAATATCAAACGAACGAAGTGTAAGATTTGTCATATTATTTCTCCTTTTTATTAAGCAAGATGACTTTTAAATGTAGACCCAACCATTGGCATCTACACCCTTATATATTATTCATATTTTCGCAATAAATGCTATTATTTTAGATAAACGTCATTAATTTGACGATTGACACGAATAAATGTAGTACATTTTGGTAGTTGTTTTAGGTTTTCTGCGCCAACGTAAGTGCATGTACTACGTAAACCACCTAAAATATCTTGTATGGTATTTTTTACTGCACCTTTGTATGGTATTTCAACTGTTCTACCTTCTGATGAACGATATTCTGCTACACCACCATGATGTTTATCCATGGCAGTCTTACTACTCATACCATAAAATTGTACGAAATCTTTAGTTTCAACGTATTGTGTGCCTTCTTGGTTGCTTAATTCATTTAACAAATATGATTTATGTATTACTTTACCGCCACCTTCATCATGTCCTGCTAACATAGAACCAAGCATTACAAAATCCGCTCCTGCACCAAATGCCTTAGCGGCGTCGCCTGGGCAGGTGCATCCACCATCTGCAATGATATGAGCACCCAAACCATGAGCAGCATCTGCACATTCGATGATTGCTGATAATTGAGGATATCCTACACCTGTTTGCAAACGAGTTGTACAGACACTGCCTGGACCAATCCCTACCTTTACAATATCTGCTCCACGTAATATTAATTCTTGCGTCATGTCTGCGGTAACAACATTACCCGCAATAATGGTTTTATCGGGGTATGCATTACGTACCTCTTCAACGTAATCGCCAAAATGTTCACTATAACCATTGGCAACATCGATACAGATAAATTGTATTTTTGAATATTCATTTAATATTGAGGATAACCTAACAAAATCTTTTTCACTAGTTCCCGTACTTACAGCGTAACTATCGGGATGATGATTATCAACTATAGATTTATAATCAGCTAATTCTAATGTTTTTACAAGACACACAAACATTTGTTGTTTAGATAGTGCAGTGACCATTTGTGGTGTACCAACACCATCCATATTTGCAGCTATAATAGGAACACCTGTGTATTCATAACGACTGTGTTTAAACTTATAATATTTTGTTAACTCAACTTGTTTGCGACTTGATAGAGTACTACGTTTTGGACGAATTAATACATCCTTGAAATCAAGCTTGATTTCATCTTCTATACGCATAGAAATCCTTTTAAATAATTAAAAAAATAAGAAAAAATGCTGATAAGAGTAGAAATAATACACCAACTTCTTCACGTTTATCAAGTTCTTGGTTTATCATTTCTACATTTTGTGGTGGCATACTAAGTTTTACTTGAGCATCAACATTCCACTTTGAACTCATTAAAAATATAATACCAATAATAAAAAATACTACAAAGAATATGATCATTTTAACTTTTACATAAAGTCATTTTTGGCTTTACACCCCATATTAGGAGCTAATCACACATTGTGTTTATTTTTGTAATCTTCAATTGCCGCTTTAATAGCATCCTCTGCTAGGATCGAACAGTGGATCTTGACTGGCGGGAGAGCCAATTCTTCAGCTATATGAGTATTTCGTATAGTAGATGCTTGGTCAATAGTTTTTCCTTTGACCCATTCTGTAACCAATGAACTACTTGCTATAGCTGATCCACAATTATGCGAACCGACACGATTTGTAAAAAATACATGTGCCCCATCTTCTAACTTAAGATCATAAACAATTACATTTTTATTATCACGAAGGCAACCACGTAATTCATTAAAGTGTGAAATTGGTTTAATACCCACTATTTTCATTCCATTATGAATAAAATTTTGAATTGATGATAAACAATTATCAATATCTTCAACCGCTATAAATAAACTTTCATACCCTGCAGTACTTAATTGTTTGCTTCTTTCTGAAATATAATTTGATGTTTCTGATCTATCCTGCATAAAAGTTGGAAGTTGCTTTGTATATACTTCAATACATTTTTTTTTACCAGGGATTATAAAATCAGGACTAGCAGGCCCACTATTTGTTTGTATCCAAATTTTTCCTGCAGTATATTTGGCCCCTATATTATTTTTTTCAAATAAATCTATAAATTTTTTTTCAAGAGAAGTAGGTTGAGAATAATCTATTTTCGACATGCCTTTAGCCCAATTTAATTTATAGTTAGGGTTCTGCCACAATTTAATCGATGCATTTGAAATTTTTTGGCAAAAATCTTCGCTATGTTTATAGCCTTTTTGATTTTGTGGCAATACTGAATGGTCAAAATTTTTATTAAATTTTTTCATTCTATTACTATTTTTAGTTTTTAATTCAGACCTATGCCTGATATTTGTCAATTTTCTTAATTCGTATTCCGTAATTTCGTATAATTCTTGTCCAAGTTTTAAATCTTCGGCTAAAATTGGATTATTGTCTGAATTCCAAAAAACATGTTCTTTTGTGCATATTATGGAAAAAGTATTTGGGTTTGTATTTTTTCTATAACTTTCTCTTTGAAATGTTATTTTTAATAAATCACTAGGAGTAACTGAATGTTTTATTATTTCTCGTATTTTTTGATTAACTATATTTTTCCCATTCCAAGCAAGTACCTCATCACCAACTCTAAGATTTGAAATTTTGATTGCTTTTGTTGGAGTATTTACTTCTGCATTGCTCGTTAAACATCCATATGTTTTAAACTTTGCATCGGTGATAACGCCATCTTCTACTTTAATCTGCAACTTCATTACATCACCACAAGCAGGTGCTCCCACCATTCCTGTTCCAACAGATTCATCATCTTTGCTAAATGAACCTACATTTCTTGGGTTTTCATAATGATCTAATACTTGGCTACTGTATGCCATTGTTACTCTCCTTAGGTATAATTATGTCTATATAATCTTTTTTTGGAGGATTATCATAAAATTTTACTAAAAAGTTTTGCCATGCTTCTTCTTCTTCGGGAGTAACTTCTAAGTTAACATATTTCAAAGATTGTTCATTCATAATAATCTCCTTAAAATTAATACATTTTAGTTGGTAATTCCTGGGTTCTTAAATATTTTCTCCAACGACTAACTGCTTTTCCTTTAGAAATTTTACGAGCAATGCTTGGTTTTATGTATTCTTGTCTATCACGTAATTCTTGTAGAATTCCACTTTCAAGAACTTTTTTCTTGAATTTACGAATTCCACTTTCAAAAGATTGCCCTTCACGAATAACTACTTTCATTTTTTACCTTTTTTTAAAATAGAACCTAAGTATGTTTCATTTTGCTTAAGTTCCCAATGTTTATTTAGCAATTCAGGATTGATCACATCCATTTTATCAATTTGAATTTTTTTACCTTTTAAATATTTACTATTGAACATAATATTTAATAAAACACGCTCAACTTCACTTTGTAAGCCACGTGCACCTGTTTTTAATGCAAGACAATTTTCAGCAATTTGTTCGATAGCAGAGGGTGTAAATTTTAATTCTATTTCATCAAGACTTAACAAATATTGATATTGTTCAATAAAATTATTCTTAACTTGAGTTAAAATTTGTATCAATTGTTCTTTAGTTAATTCATTAATTGATACTCTACAAGTAAATCTTCCTGTAAATTCAGGAATCATGCCATATTTTGTTAAATCATCAGGTGTAACCTGTGAAAGAATTTCATCCATTGTCACTGTATGTCCAACTTGTGCAGAAAATCCAATACTATTGCCATGCATTCTTCTTGAAATAATATCAGATAATCCTACAAATGCTCCTCCTGCAATAAACAATATATTTTTTGTATCAATTTCTAACATATCGTTATTAGGATGTTTGCGTTTTCCTTGTTGTGGAACACGACATAATGTACCCTCAACAAGTTTTAATAATGCTTGTTGAACTCCTTCACCACTTACATCACGTGTAATACTTGCACTTTCACTTTTACGTGCAATCTTATCAACTTCATCGACAAAAACAATTCCTCGTTGTGCTCTTTCAATATCTCCATCAGCAGCGGCAACTAATCTTTGAATCATGCTTTCAACATCATCACCTACATAACCTGCCTCAGTCAATGATGTTGCATCTGCAATGACAAAAGGAACATCTAAATATTTTGCTACAGTTTTTGCCATTAACGTCTTACCACCACCGCTAGGACCAAGAATTAGTACATTTGCTTTTTGAATTTCTAATTCTTTAGTATCTGCAGTAATACGTTTATAATGATTAGCTACAGCTACACTAAGTAATATTTTAGCAGCATCTTGACCAATAATATAATTATCTAAAAATACTTTGATATCATCAGCATAAAAACTTACTTTTCGAGGAATATTTTCCTCAATTGGTTCTTCATCTTTTAATAAATCATTACACAATTCTACACAATCGCTACAAATAGCCGTACCTTCACCTACTATAAGTTTTTTAACAACATTTTTGTGTTTTCCACAAAAACTACATTCTTGAAAATGATATACATCTCCCATATATTTACTTATCTTCCTTGACAATTGCGTACTGCTTTTGTTTCTAACCTGTGATAATTTTTTAGATTGTTTAAATCACTATTCGATAACATAATCATAAGTGAATTTTTTTCCCAACGATCACCACGAATTAATCCTGTTCCATTACCTTCTAATAATACATTATTATTTTGAATATTACGATCACAAACTTGGATTAAAATATTATTTGATGCATCTAGAAAACTAAATTGGATACTTGCACTTGATTGTTTCATCGAATTTTGCAATTCTTTATAATTACCTTCATTTAGGGTAATCAAATCAGATTCACCAATAATATTACCACTTTCCCGCATAGTTAATTTCACGCTACGAATACCATTTGAATTTCTTGCATAATGTGCAACACATGCAGGATCATTACATCGTTGATCAAACATGGTGAAATTAGTTGGTACTTTCATTATGTGTAATAATGACCATAATCCATGCATAAATTTATAACTTAATTTATATTCATAATTAATTTTAAGAAATGATTGCCTATTATTGACTCCACTTTCTAAATTATGAACAGTGATATCAAATGCACCTTCAGGATAATAATTAAAATAGGCTTTAATTAAATTATCTTGGTTTTTTCTACTGTTTAATAATGATTGTATAGCAGCTTGGTGTTGATCACCTTGAATATTATTCATTTTATTACTATCACCAAGTAATCTACTATCGATACTATTTGGTGATGTTACTACTTCCATTTCGATTACGTAACGTTTATCTCCCACGTTATTAGTATAAGATGATCTATCCAAAATTGTATAATTTTTCACAAAGCAACTACTACTTGAGGCTACACGATCCGTACTCAACCGACCATTCACCGCACTACGATCACTAATTACACTACTACCCCATGTTTGATTACATGCTTCACGAAACCCACCTTGTAACGCATTATCAGCAGTATCAGATTCACCTTTAACACGTACTTTTTGTGTAAGTGGCGTATTTGGTAGGTTTTCAACAATGAATTTAGTTACACTAATCACAATCCAAGCGTCAGCAAAAACTATGGTTGGCACTATTATCAATAAACTAGCAAGTAACTTTTTCATATTATCTAGTCATCATACGACGAATGTCCTGAATATCACCTGTATGTTTTGCGTCCCAACGATATACAACACTAACTACTTTACCACTATCAAGAACCGCATTATCAACCAATCGTAACCCACTTAGAATTCCCTTGTTATTAGAACGAATAAAACTATTCATAGTAGTAGCAATTTCAACTGCATCATTACGAGTTGCTACATTAATATTTTGCGGAGAACCTTGAGGTTGAGTAGATTTACCTTCAACATCAATGTCACTAATAGATACACTTTGATTATCATAGTTACTAGCAATACGATTAGTTTTTTGGTCACGTCCACGTTCAAGTGCTTTACTAATCATATTAACACTAGTATCACTATTAACTATTTCTTTGTAAATAAAATCAATAAGTTTTTTCTTAGCATCAAGTTCAGCAACTTTATATGCACTTTCTGTAGCACTTGGACTATTACCCCATACAGGTGCGTATCCTGTTACCTCGATAGATTTGATTTCACGGAAAAACATACTATATTCAACTTTAATACCACGTCTTTTAAAATCTTGGGTAATACGTTGTTCACTTATTGCCGTTTGTGGTCCACTTGAGATACCTCCGTCACTCATCAGCTTATTTGCAGTAGAACAACCACCAAGAAATACTGCCATTACTGAAAGACCAAGCAATGCTTTTTTCATTTGAATCTCCATAAATTGATTAACTGACAATAATATTAGTTTATTTTAGATATTTTGTCAAGTGAAAGATGATGTTCAACTTCATCTCTTTCAATTTCAGTAAGTGAATCAATGTCTAAAGTACCATGTTTTAAACATTCTACAATAAATTCAACATAGTTTTGATTAGATAGATAGGTACTGTTTTGTTGTTTATCTACTACAATCCATTTACTTCCATTAAATTTATATACTATATGTGGAATTCTATCAATACGTATAAATGTATCACCGCTCAACGCTTCATCAGGAAATTTAGCACCAAAATTTATTTGATTAGGCCACGATTTATCTGCAGGATAAATTAAATCAGGGCGTAATCCTTTTAATGCAGCCATACTTGTGCTTTTACCCTCAAAAGATACATATTCATCTGTAGACTTAAATAATGGTTTAAGTTTAGTAATGTTTTCTGTAATAATATCATCATTGTTTTTAGTTAGGGGCACAGGTTTAAATTTAAAATCATCATTCTGAGGTATATTGGTTGAATCAGCGGTTAATTCTGAATCTATTGTTAATTCATCTTCTTTTGTTAATTCATCTTCTTTTGGTTTGTAAACTTGTGGTGGAAAGCTTATACCAGGAACCCTATCAATCCATGGTTTGTTTAAATATACTTGTTCAACTTGTTTTGGTTTAAGGTTTTCTTCAACAGATTCTTTAATCTGATCTAATTGTTCTTGAGATAACGGACCATCATCGGGTTCGTATTTAGGTTCTTCTAGCTCCTCTTTTGTAGGAGGTGCACCTACGTCAGCTACCCATGCATCAGGTTTATAACTTTCTTCATCTTCTTCTTTACGTTTTTGTATTCGATCTTCACGTTCCCATTTAAGTGAATTATTAGCAGCTAAAATTAATATTATAGCTAAAGGATCAAATACTGCTACAATTAATATAATTACCCAACGTACTGCACGTTCTAGTAATGATGCATCAGGGTTATCACCATATATTAGTGCTGCAATGTATTTAATTGGACCAACTTCCGCTTCAACTTGACGTAATTGAGTAGCAATAGGTGCACGTTCTTCATTAAATTGTTTTATAACTTGTTGTGATTTTGCAATGTCATTTTGTAAAGCAGTACGTTCTTTCGCTTGTTGCCTACGTATCGTAACTGCTCGTTCAGCATTTTGTTCAGTTGTACCACGTGATAACAATTGATCAATTTGACTATCCATTTGCTGTAATGCTTTTCTTGCAGTTTCAATATTTTCACGTTCTGTTTTAATTTTTTCATCTAATAAAGCAACTTGTGCAGCAACATCACCTGTGGGTATACCCTGATCAATATGTGCTTTTGACAAGTAACCAAAAATGCCCATACTTGTTAAAAAAGCTAAGGAAATTACTGCACTCGTAAGATAAGTTTTAATAACCCATCCTGAACGGTTCCAATACATGTGTAACCACACTGTAGTGGTTACTTTAGCTACTTCAAGTACACTGCCCATCACAATAATAGATATAAATGCACCTGCAAAAATTGCAGTCAATCCAATTATACTATAATAAGCAGCAATTACACTAATGGCTAAAGCAACAAATAAAGTAAACCTACTATAAGTAAAAAAATCTTTGAACATAGAATATTATTTATCATGTTTTTGACTGCAAAAGCCATACTTTCTTACACCATCGGCACAAAGTGCCGAGTTATCTGTATGATAATATCTTAATTCATTCTGAGGTAAAACTTTTTTGTCTGCATAATTTTTATCAAAAAACAATAATAAATTGCGCATGGCAAGTGCAATAATACAAAAAAACATTATCCTATATAAAAAGGATATCATTTTGTGAGTTGATAAACTAGCATAAAATTATCATATGCAGCTTTGACTGTTGGGTTTTGAAGTTTAGCCGAAGCTTCTTTTACCATAGCATATAATCCATTTTCAACTGCTTCATAGATGCTAGGATATTGTAGCGGATGACATTCATCACCAAATGCTTTGGATAGTTCTACCCACGCATTTTTTTGTTCTTCAGTAAGAAGCACACTAGATGGGCGCATTGCTAATGATTCTTGTATAGTTTTGCTTATTGCCTCTCTAGCATAGGTTGATGCTGCTATCAGTGGAGCGAGTTCAGGTTCTATATTGTATTTGTAAAGATGTTTGCCTGGTTCGCAAATAACAAGATGACATCCTTTTGGGAATCCTGCATTGTATGCAGAGTCAAATTCTTTGATTGGTACATATTTCCTACCAACTTTTTTATAAATTGTTTCGCTCATTAGAAAGGACTTTGTTCAGTAGCATCTTTAATACGTTTATACTTTTCGTAATTGCTTTTAATACGTTCAGTAAGCATTGCACCACTTGCAACTAAAAGAAAACCTGTTACAAGAACTGTTCCAATAACAATTTCACCGAATAGCATAGCTATAATAGCAGGTGTAAAAGTCAACCAAAATACCCAAGTAATTTTATCAAATTGACTAACTTGCCAAATTAAAAAATCAACATATTTACGCATTATTATTCCTTTTCGGATGGAGTAAAATGTTCACGTATTGCTTCTATGTTTTGATTAACGTTAATAAGGATTGCAGTGTATCCACAAGTAACAATTCCAACAACAAGTATACCAAGAGCAGAAATTACTGCTGTTGTAAAATTATCAAACATTTCACCATAAAGGGTAGTAATAGCCATAACAAAAAAAATTGCTGCTAATATTTTGTTTAGTAAATCTAACGATTCAACAATTTTACGATTAAACGATCCCATTTTTTAGCCCTAAAATAATAAGGTGGTTATATAACCATCTTTTAATACAATTAATAATTATCTGTTGATTTTATGAACTTGAAAATCAGACCACTGTCCACGCCAATTATCATGCTCAGAATCCATACCTTGATCATCAAGTTCTTCATCACCATAAAAAACAGTTTTTACATGACTAATTCCATCTACATCAACCGTATGGATCTTAAATTTAGCTAAATCAAATTCCTCTGTTACAGTAATAGTATGTTGCATACAAGATCCCTTTCCACCTTGTTTGTACATGAGGAAAAATCCATTACCGTATGAATTAGGATACATTTCATCAACCTCTTCACTACAATCCCAATAAGTATCCTCATCACCATGACCAAGTTCAAAAATACCTGAAAAATTACCTCTATAAATTTCATTATTATTTGAATCTGTAATGGTTATAAGAACATCATCTTCTTCGTATCCATAAAAATCAGCTACATCATTAAAATCATAATACCCTTCACACTCAAACTTTGCATCTTCAGGTGCTTTATTTTCTTCGTAATCATAACTACCATCTAACGCATCACTTAAGTCATACATGTGATCATCATCGCTCCAATACTCATATTGCGCTTCAGTGATATTACCGATTCCTGCTTCTAATGTACGACCCCATATACGAATGGTATATTCACCCGCAGGATGTACACGTTGGTAAGTAGTTTCTACAGTTTCTTCAACCTGTTCAGATTCATCTGCTTCGTCAGGATACATTTCGTCTAATTCTTTGCTTAACTTATTGCTTTTTTCTTGGATTTCAATACCTTCAGGTGTAAGCTCAACATCACTATCGCACATTGGACAAACATCTTTAGTTGAATCAAATTCTAAATCATCTTCTTGATGTATAGAACCATCTTCATTTAAATGAAGTGTACGAGTTTCCCATCTAGTACCTGTCCAACGACACTTAGTACATTTATGTGTTTTTGGTGATTCATATTCTTTACGATATTCCCAATCTTCAACCTTATATGTAATCTCATATCCACCTTTTCGATCAGTCCACCAATCATCTTGGTTAAGATATTGCCAATCTAGTTCAACATCATTATCAAATGCATCACTAATAATTTCATCAATATCATGCTCTCCTGATTCAAGACCATCTAAAATTTCTTGAATTTGTTCTTCATCATAATCAGGATAAATTTCCTGTAAAATATCAACATCAATGTCAATACCATCTCTTCGTTCAACTTGATGCCATTCGCTTTTAACAACCATTACCATAATATTATTCCTTTAAGTGTATTTTAAATTTATATAAGTTAATTCAGATTCGGGCATATTAATACATATTTCACCATCAATCAATTCAATAGGATAATTAAATTGATCAAAATAATCCCTAAACCTAATTTCTAATGCTAAGTTAAATAGACTTTGTGTTGAATTTTTAAACGTTTCATTTTCAAATATACAAAATTCTTTAAAATGATGTTCCATAAACCATTCACGTACAGGAGGATAGAATAATTTCACCATCATTTATCATCTCTAAACCTCAAAAATCTTGGAAATCTCAACGAATATGAACCATCTTGATTTTGTGTTATTGCATCAGAAAGAATTTCTACAGTGCGACCAATGATAATATTACGATTAATATAAAACTCATTTCTATCAATGTCACTAAAACCACTACCCACATTGACTGTAATTTCTCTCTCGTTGTCGATTCCTTGGCAAACCAATGCTCCCAAGCGTCCAACATTTCTTCCCGTACCTTCTTCAACACCGATCACCTCCAAATCCACTGTGATAGTTGGTTTCCATTTTAACCAAAAACGATTACGTTTACATTCGTATGGTGCATCTAGGCTTTTAATCATGATACCCTCGTATCCTTGGGCAACACAATCATTTGCATAACGATGTAATTGATCAACTCCTTCAGCCAAATCTAAATCTACTTTAATACTAGGTAATAATTCAACATTAGGCATTGTATCAATAATTTCCCTAATATCATTTAACATATTAATACGTTTAAACAATTGTGCGTTCCAATATCCACGGTTAAAATCATTGAGTGGAATTAAATCAAATATATGGTAAACACTGTCTGAAGCATTCGCATTTTCTTTTCTTCTTGCTTGTCGCATCAGTGCTTGAAATGATTCACCCATAACTTCACCATCAAGTACTAATCCCATGCTAACATTACTTGATGCAATATTGCGTACTATTTGATTCCAATTACCTTTAATTTGGTTTTCAATATGGCTAAAGTTTTCGAATACTTTACCGTTACGACTATAGCTTGTAACTGTGACTCCTACATCAGTTGGAGTACATATCATCAGCACACGTACACCATCAAGCTTTGGTTCTAGACGTTTTCTACCACACATTTCAGGACGACCCTCGCTATCAGTAGCAAGTTGGCATCCAAACATAGGAATTTCATACTTGGTATTTTTAACAATTTTATTAATTGTTTTATCGCTAATTCCACAGCGCAAATCTTTGTTAATGACATTTACACAAAAATCATTCCATGTCGAACTATTAAAACGATAGCTCATTGTTTGAATTGCACTATGTGCTGCATTACCTGTTAAATTTCTACCGTTAAGTAAAGATAGCATACTAACAAAATCATCCCAAGGATTTTCTTCGTTTTCAACTCCTTGAGTAATTTGTGATGTAGTTACTCCAAAAGTAAAAAATGGGTTATAAGTCAAATGAATTAATTTTAAAAACATTTTACAATTTTCATCTCCCAATGTTTCTAAATTAAGTACTTCTTGCAATACTGATTCTTTATGTAAACGGCTATTGCTTTCATTTAACTTATAAACCCATGATTCTAGCATGTTTATTCCTTTTGAGATTCAATAAATTGCATAAGAATTTGCTCAACCATTTGGTTAAAGGTGATATCACGATCATGCGCCATTCTAGCAATAGTGGCGAATTCTTCATCACTTAATTCAATAGGTAGTTGCACCCTAGTATCATACACTTTTCCTTCTTTGATTGCAACTGCTTTTACTATCCAATCCTCAGAAGTTTCAAGGTCAACATAATTTACATTATCCCAAGCTTCATCATGCTTAACATTTTTACGTTTTGCTTCATCCATGTAACCTTGTTTGTATTCAGGATTAATCAAACGATAAGCACGTTCATTCTTATAATCACATACTTCTACTTTGTAGACAACTTGTGTTTCAGTATCAAAGAGAATGGACATATTAAACCCATCATGGCTACCATTCCAATAAGATAACATATAAGCATTACGACCAAAACTATCCCAAAGATAGTCGTTACCTTCTGTCACTTTGTAGTCATTGACTTCCATAAATTCTTTTAACGTAATCATAATTCCTCTTTCCTTTCATTCTTAATAATATTAAAAATTTCAACGTTTCTATGCTCTTGCTCTTTCTTTATCCTGCGCTCATTATGTTTAGAACCGAATAACATTGTATCATATCTTCTAGCCCACTCAATCCCTTTTAGCCATTGTTCTAAACCATCTAAGGTTCCAACAAATAACTCAGCATCTCTGCTGTAAACAGGTAGGCTATCTTGGTCTTTTGGTTTTATAGCAACCACATCCCCAAAAGTATTGTGATATTGTTTAGCATAACACATAGTAAAACCTAATTTAACACATTCTTCTTCTAAAGAATGTATTCTTTTAACTAAACTATACCCACTCATCTTGGTTTAGAAAAAGGAATTAGTGTACCATTTTCATCATATCGTCCAATCATAACTCGTCGATCATTAGGATCATAAGCAGGTCTATCTTTCCAATAATATTTTTTTGCTAATGCTACACATTCAGGATCAAGCACTAACTTACCATTTTCATTGCGAATATAACGAGTATAATAAGGGGGAAGTGTACTAGTTTTATTTGGGTTTTCTTCCATAATTTCTCCATAAAATTGTAGGGGCATTACGCCCCAAAGTGATTTAAATTTAAATTTACTACGCTAGTTGGTATGGTTTATTCCACTTACCGATATTAACATCTACGTACCAACCTACATCATAGTAATCAATCTGAGCGTCGCTTCTATCATGATTACCAACATTCATTGCTTCAAAAATTTCTGTTAGGAATTCTTTTGCTACACCATCAAAGTGTTCATGGTACCAATAAGGATTTACATCAACATAGTCAACACGAGGCTTAAACCCTGCTTCTACATAGCTAGGGCGGAAACCGCATGTTTCATTGTAGGATTTAAGAAAATCAATCTTACCCGACTTAATATTAAGCACCAAAGTCGAGTAATGATTCACTGCAAGCGTACCCTTGACACCATATTTTTTCATTATATATTTGATTGCAGGGGCTAACTTTGCTTTCTTTTCCTGACTCATGTATGCCATGTTTTTTCTCCAAGATGTTTATCAATCACTACAGAAATAATTATAAATGAATTAGGACATCATGTCAAGTACTTTTTTACCAATTATCAGTTGTTGTAATTGGGATACAAATTGTTGCCATTTTACCCTTAAAATCTGCGGTAAATTGTAAATCAACATCGTAACCAATACCACTATCACCATTTTTGATAATTGTAAAGTGATTAATTTCAAATTCTTTCAATACTTCCATAATAGTGTTCAAGTCATTAAAATTTAGTGTAATTTTTTCTTGCATTATTTTAATCCATAAAAATTTAAAATTTACTAGCTAATAATGGCATCGTGCATTTGAGTTTCAGTCATTTATTCCTCACTAGTTATCTGATAGAAATAAGTTTATCAATATTAATGATTTTTGTCAACTGCTTGTGTTGCTAAAATATAACGTGCTGAATCACTAATTTCAACTTTTACAGCAGGTTCTACCCTACGTGGTTCAGGATCAACTTTTCTACCTGATACACGTTGCTGTAAATCATGTTGAACACGTTGAGTCATGGTCATACGCCATAACTCCATCATGACGTTGCGAGTATTACTTGAATCTACTGAACCTACGGAGTGTACTTTCATTTTTACCTCAATTATTTGTCAATCGCTAGAATCAACTTCCCAATTCTTGTTGCATTTTTTACACACGTACAAATTTAAACATTTACCAAGATTGTACTTTTTCTCCCACTCATGTCCATCGCAGGTTTCGGTAGGTAGTGTGTAACCCCATCCGTTACAATGTGAGCAGTTAGAACGAAAATGGGAGTACCGATGACGATTTTCGGGGGTGTTTGGATAATGGAGTGGATATGCGTGGAGTTTAAGATTCCAACCACCGTAGCACTGACACATAGGGCATGGTTTGGTGTAACCATGCATGGGTTCAAGTTTTTCAGGAAAATCAACGAATGCATCAGGGTGGGTATGATCCATGTATTGAACTAGTGGCATAACAATCTCCTATATCTGACTATAAAGATATTATAGTAAAAATTAGATATATTGTCAAGTTGTATTTTAACAACTATTTCATGTATTCTTCAGGTTGTTCTTGCTTTAATTTTGTCAAATAATTAAAGTTTTTACGTTGTAACGCATCATCAGGAATTTTTAATAATTCCTTAACTTTTGCCCAATCCTCAGCAGATAACAATGGGCTAATTTCTAAAGCAGTTAGCCATATCAAACGTTCAAGACGCACTATTTCATATGTACTACTAAATCCTGCACGTTTGATTATTTCGTTTAATTTATCGCTCATATTGTTCTAACTAAAACCCATTGCAAGTATTACACATATTACTAATATTAACATTACAATAAAACCTGAACGATCCTTATGACCACCATGAGCATGATCTACATCGTGTTCTTTTAATGCTTTACGTCTTTGATTATGCCTAATTAATGATTGGATTAGTACGGGTTTCATTTTAGTATTTAGTTTTCAATAAAATCATAGGTCTGTTCAAAGATTTCTTTATCACAAATATAAAGTTCACCTTTTATACCACGCATAAGATAATCACCTGCCTTACCTTGTGCATAATCACCCTCTAAACTATTTACTCTGAATTCTTCATTAACTTGTACAGCATGAACAACAATTGGTCGTTTCACACATGATTTCATCTCTTCTACAACTTCAAACGTATTAAACATTTTCATTTTACCAACATCCTTTGCATTCGTAAAAACCCTTTGTTAATGGTGAATATGTAAAAACTTCAATCCAAAATCCAATAATAAATCCTAGTAGGATACATAATAAAGCACACAATAACATCCAAATAAAATTGCCCATGTTCGTATTTAGAAAAAATTAAATAAGAATACAGAAAAGTTGCAAGCAGACACAATAAGACCAAACCACCCTGCTTTATTAGAACCCTCTTTAAAATCATTAGTTGCTATCAGCAAACAACACATACTTACAAACAAATTGAACATAATAACATCTCCAATTTAATTTAATGGCAAGATACCCCTGTTCCCTATGATGATAAACACGACCCAACAAAGTTAGAAATTATAAAAATGTATAATGAATTATCTGAACAAATTCAAACACCATAACGTTTTTTTAACTCAGCCTTGACTGCATCAATAGCTTTATTCCATCCATCATCATCGCCTACCCACTTAATCTTACTAAGATCATCAGTAAGGTCTTTAATAATAGCTTTTGTCAATGACCTAGCATAGGCATCACCCATATATACTAGGTCAACGTCACGACTCGCTTTAGTCGCTATATTTCTTAAATGGTCATTCATCTAAACCATGCTTTCTTACATTCTACAAGAAATTCTTTGGGGTGAAACAATGCCCAAATGGGTATATATAATGCGGCAAAAAGTAAGGCTAGGAATAACCCTAACCATGTAAATTTATTATTTTTTATTAACAATTTCATAATTTAAAATTCTCCGCAATAATAACGTTCATTGAGTTTTTACCCTTACCACCTAAGATAGTCATCCAACTACCCGAATCTGTACCCATTTCAAAGTGATCTTTTACTTTAGTCTCTAACTTAACATATCCACCACGCTCAGTTAAGTATTTTGTACCACGATACATGTACAAGTTATCAGCACTATCTTTAATAACAAACTTATGAGCAGTACCGTATGGAGTAGTAACTAATTCATATTTGATTACCGTACCTTCTACAGTAATCGCTTCACCAACTTCACCTACTTTTGAGGATTTGGTCTCTACTTTAACTTCTTCAGGCAATCCTACAACATGAGCAGGACGCTCCCAAATTAATTTTGTTTTCTTGGGATCAGGTCCCCATCCATCACGCAGGTTACCACGACCACCTAGCTTGTAGAAAGCACGTACACCAACACGGTCAAGAATGGCAACATGAACAACAGGCATTTGGCTACGTACACCATAACCTGCCCATGACACAATACCATCGATTGAAATGATACGCTCACCTTTTTTGAAGGTTACACCGTAGGGAGTAACACCATCTTCTTTTTCAGTAAGGTCTTTAGTACGATCCATATAGAACCAACGTTGACCTGTAGTTTTAAAGGCACCGTTAGAATACTTGATTAAAGACCGTACAAAAATCATCAACTCGGTATCATGTGCGCTAAGTTGCATTTTGTAGCTCCTTGTTATTCACTATACAGCTATTATATATCAAAGATAAATTTAAATCAACTCTTTTTTGAAAGTTCTAATAGCTTTTTTGCAACATTTTCATTATACAAAAAAGTTAACACTTTGTAAACTGAATCCTGTACATTAAACCATTCACGAGCATTGGTATAATGTAAGGAAAACCAATCGGTATCATTGCGTTCATCAACATAAACCTGAGCTAGTTTAAGATAATTCACAATATCTCCAATATTTATTAGCAAAATTGTACAGCTTTTTCATAGATTACATCAGGATATTTTTCAGTAAGTTTGTCAAGTTCAAATTCAGTAAGTTCTACACCTGTATCAAGAAATACAGCGTAAGAAAAATAAGCATCGCAGAAGTCAGGGTAATCACTAGCATCGATACCATCAACTTGTGCATCAACAACTTTACGACCATTTAGTTTCATGATTATTCCTAGTATGGGGTTACATTACAAACATGACGCACTGTGTGGTCAATTTTTAATGCTTCAGTAATATAAGGTCTAACCCTACAAACATGGAGAGGACGTTTACTTTCCTCTTTAACATTGATCGAGCACTCGAACCCCAAAGCTTTTGCATGAGCAATCGCTTCTTCAAGCGTAGGAAAGCTTCCCTTGTTCAACCCAAAGTTTGTCATATATACAGTGTATTGCTTGGTCATCTCTTGCTCCTGAATTTTTACCATAGACATATATTAACAAAAATTAGGATATGTGTCAAGCATGTTGTGTTTTTGCTAAATGGTAATATCTTCCATACCTGCAACACGTAGACGCACGATATGCCCAAGCATGAAGTTTTTACTTTCTAATGCTTTCATGATACCTAACCATTGATTACGAACTAACGCAATTTCATTAACTAATGTTTCCATATCAATAACATCTTGTTCAGCATCAGAATATCGTTCAGCATCCCGTGATGTTAATTGACGTGGATAGTTTTCTAAATATTTTTTAAAGGCGATACTACGTGTTTTACGAAGTTGTCCATTCATATAATCTAGTACAGCTTCTATTTCTTGTAGTTGATTGAAACGATGCTCTGTGACGCCTGGGAGCGTTGCAAGCATTTTTTCAACACGCTCACCTTTAATAATTTTTACTTCATATTTTGCTTGGTTAAGTTCCGTTTGGTAATGTTCGATAAATTCAGGTAATGATGAGATATCTTGCGTTATTTTACTAAACCATGCCATGATTTACTCATCATCGTTCCAATCATCATAAGCTTCTTCATCTGCGAAGTCCTCATCATCATCCCATTCTATTTCTTCATCATATGCTTTCAATGCGTTTACCATTTCTTTTTCACCACTAAAAGCTTCTTTTAATTCATCATGGCTAAAATCATGGTCAATTAAAACATTGAGCACATCCTCTGCTGCATCACGCATATCACTAGCACTAACGTATCGTTTAAATACTTCATAAACTGCTGCTACTGTATCAAGCATTTTGTTCTTCCTCCGCTAACTCAGTATTTACTTGTTTTTCACGTTGGTTGAATTCATTCATCACCAAATCCATAATACCATTTTCGTTCTTAGACCATTCTTTTCTAAAATAACGATGCACTTCACCGTTCAAGTCTGTATAAAGATAACGATTTCCTTCTCTTGTTACAAATCCTTTTTTCTCAATTAAATCAAAAAATCCACTATAAGGATTCATACCTGTTGTATAGGGTATTTGTACTTCAACATCTTCAAATGGTTTAGCAAAACGTGTTTTCATAACTTTACATCCTGCACGTATACCTAGTACATCAGATGTTTTATTACCTTCTTCATCCTCTTTTAGTTTTAATCTTTTCATTGCAACAAGAATGCTGCTAGCAAATACAAATCCTTGTCCACCACTTACATTAGGATCAGGATTGTATGGATCTTGTGATGCATAGGTATGGTTAGTAGCAATTAATCCTACATTATATGAACCAAACATGTTTACACAATTTGTAACAAGTGCTTTAAGTGCTTTGGCTTTACGCCCCATATCACCTTTCATATCACCACTATCGAATTGATTAACTTCAGTTGGACTCATCAACATACCAAGACTATCAATAACAAATAACACTTTTGGTCTATCTGCTGCAGGTGTTTCTTTATAATCCTTCATAAAAGTTGAAATAGTTTTAGCAACATCATCAATCATTGCCATGTTTAATTTCAATAGTTTATCTTCACTTGTATCAACACCAAGCGCACGTAACCAACTTTCATCTAATGCATTTTCGCTATCAATAAGAACAACAAATATGCCTTGTTCTTGTGCATTTTTTACGATGTTACCGCTGCAAATATATGATTTGCCGCTACCACTTTCACCTGCAAATACAGTAACTTTTCCAAGTGGTACACCTTTATTAAAATCACCACTGATAAGATAATTAAGGGCATAATTACCTGTTGAAATCCAATCAGTGGGATCATGAAATCCTATACTAATACCGTCTATACTTTTTGTAACGTCTTTACGAAACTTACTGAGGTCGAATGGTTTTCCCATAGCTTATCACTTTGCAATTGTATTATTTGTATATACTTTAAATAACTGTTTATCTAAAATTGTTGGTGCTGAATCAGCAAGACAATCAATATCAAAATCATTTGGGAAATGTTTTAGTGTTGCTCTAGCTCGATCACGTACTGAACTTGGTACACGTGGGGTGCGACCAGGATCGCATAACTCTTCCAACAATTTTTTACCTTGTTTTAATGCCCTGTATCTTTCATCAGGTAATGTCATTGTGTTCTCCTTAAGTGTTAGTGGTGGAAAAATTCCACCACTTTTAGCACTGTTATTTACGCTTGCGATGTTTTCTTACTACGAATCATAGCAAGAATATTAGCAGTTGAATCAGAGGTTTGAGGTGTTGTAACTTTAACTTCGGAAGTCACAACAGGCTCGTCATCCTCATCCACGACAGGAGTTGAAACTTGTCTTGGTGATACATATGTATCATCATCGTGGTCAGCATTACTAGTTGACTGTACACCACGTGGACGAAAATATGCTCCCCACTTATCGGTATCATATTCTTCACCATTAACACTAGCATCGAACATTTCTTTCATTACACGTAGTTCGCTTTCACTAGGTTTCTTCGGTAAAAATTCTTTTAAGTTAAATAATCCATATTTTTCAATGGCAGCTTGTTCAGATTCAGTTAATGCGGATTCTTTACGTGACCACCCACTTGTACTGTAATCTGCATAACCACCTTTTGATGATTTAATAATTTTAAAGTCTAAACCACGCAAATAATGTGTGGGAATTTCTTCAATATCAGGATCCATTAAACTATTTTTAATAACACCATAAATTTGTGGTGAAATAATAAATCTGCGAATTGAATTTTCAGGTAAAATATCTTCTTTCATTTTACTATCTCGTACAAATCCTTGAAAAATATAAGTGCGCTTTTTCCAATACTTGTTTGCAATTTCTTTTAATGACGCATCTTTATACCATGTTCGTACTTCAGATAAAATAGGACAGTTTTCACCAAACATCTCAACACAAGGTACTTTTACAAATACTTTGTTTGATGATGATTGACCCTTTATTCCACTAAATTCTAACGTAATTAAATTACGTTCAGCCCAAAAATAATCATTTAGTCCATCAGCGTCAGGTAAAAAACGAACCGTTGTTGTTGTGTTTTCTTCCATGTTCCAAAATGGATATATGGCATTATCGCCTATATTTGTTGCTTGGGAATTTGATTTGGCTTCTTGTGCAGCCAATTTTGCACGAATAGCAGCTAGTGACATTTTGTATTCTCCTTATAAAGTTAAAAGTGTAGCTAAATTGAGACCTAAGTGTAATTGTGAGAACAACACACAGATTGAATATTACTTTATTTCTTTCTGTGATAAAAGTATTTAGGATAACCACATACGCAAAAAATATATATTCTTAACGAACTTCATTATGACCCATAAATTTGCGTAATTCTCGTGCCTGCTTAATCGCTCGCTTGGCATCTTTGCGTTTTTGTTCAGGTGTTCTAGTATCGGCTAAATCTTCAGGGGTGCCTGGGATGGGGCTATTAGTGTTACCACCAATATACATTGGATTATCTGCTTCATTTAAATTATGTCCAATACGTTTTTTTACTATATCCATTATATATTGTACATCATCATCACTTAATTGTGGACTCATACATTTACGCCAATATCCAAATTTTTCTTTTTCAGATAAATTTGGATTATTTAATACATTACGCATATCCGTACCACGTGGTCCATTTATATTACGGTATGGATCATTAGTTTGTTGACGACTTATTACGTTTAATGTTTCAAATTGATAACTGCGCCCATTATATTCTTTAATATGACTCATACTATCAGCACGATCATTACCAAAGATAGCAGTAATATGCTTGTATCCTAATTCATTTAATTTCTTTAAGGCACTCATTAATGTTGGCATACTATCGTCTGAAGCTTGAAAACAATGCTTATGATTTGGAAATACTTTATGATAGATAGATAATTTTTCATTCGGAGTCAGTGGATCATCATCACCCAATGTACGACTTACAATAATATATGGATCTGCACCTTGTTCTTTAGCAGTTGTAAACACACTATTAGCCAAATACATATGTCCACGATGACCCATACAACGACCAAAAGTAATGACAGCACGATCACTTTTACCACTTCTACTTAATGACTCTTTTAAATATTTTGACTCATTCTTAAATTTATTTGCTCGTGTAAATGATCCACGTTTAACTAATTTGATAGGATTAATACCTTCATTAATATCATAGACAAATCCTTCACCACCACGTTGTCCATCAGGTAATTCTGCTTGTATACCAATTTTACTTAATGTCGATTCTTCTAATTGGTCAACAATCATATCTTTTAATTTCATTGTTGCACGTACTAACCTAAACGTATCATTGGCACCATCTATGTGTTGTTTTAAATGTTCAGCCAATATATTTTGTTCTTTTGCAGATAAACTATCACGTGACCATCTTGTAAAATTATCACCTAAATTATGTAATGCACTTAATTCATTTTCACTTACTTGACTATTTACATACTCATAAATCATTTTTTTAATGTTTTGTGGTCCAACAAACTGATCAATACTATGTTGTTTTTGTTTAGCAAAATTCCATAATTTTTCTAACATGCTACGGTCTAATCTCACCGTATCACTTGTGTGCAAAGGTGGTATAATAACTACATCATTACTATTAAAATGATTGGAATGATCGCCTACAGGATATCTTCTACCACCTGTGGCAGGTAAATGTTGAAAATATGCTGTAGCCGCACATCCACTCTTACTATTGGCAACACGCTTACCCAAGTTACTACTGTTATTAATTTTGTAAATTACTGTGTTTGGATTACATTGAAAACAATCTTCAGTTAGTGCAGGTGAATTCTTATATAATAATCCTGCTTCTAAAAAACCACGAAAATCTTTTGGTGTTGCTGCTTCATATACTTCAAACAATGCAGCCATATCACGTGCAAATTGTTCACGCTCAAATGTTTTTTTAGGCTTGCGTCCAATATATTGCTCATATACTGCACGTGGATTATCTACAATATCACGACTATACTTGTCACCAAAATGAAAACGCCCATTATCAGTTCTACCGAATAATATTGCAGGACTTCCATCCCATTTTACTTCAAGTGGTTGACGCTTAATAATACCTGCTATACATTCTAGTACACGTTTAATACCACGTTTACCTTCAATGTATATAAGATCCTCTAAGTGTTGGAATTCACGACCAACAGATGGTTTAGATGATTCCAACAATATTAGTTCTGACATATTATAACCCTGATAGTTTTCTGATCCTATCAAGTGAACCTTCATCAAGATCCATTGGGATTCTATCTTTTTTATGCTTTACATCACCACGTTGATCAGCTTTTTTCTTATCTTTATGTTGTCCTGCCGCACCACCCCCAATACCTGCCATAGCATTTTTTGCTACAGGATTACGTATTTTCACAGATGGTTCTTTATCCTTAGCTTCATCTAATGATTCAGCAAATTCTTTCATTATTGTATCTATTTTTTTAGATGGTTCAGGCTTATAAAAAGTTTTTGCTAATTTATCTGTATCATCAGCAGCACGTACAAAACCTTGATCATCAAAGCGTTTCTTTTGTTTTTGTAACAATGTTCTCATTTCATCAGGTGTTGGTAATTTACCCTTGAGTTCGTTAACTTGTTCTCCACCTTTTGTAACTAAGATAGCAGCAGGTGCGCTACCAACTTTAACTGCTTTAACTTTAAACCCACTACCTAATACATTTTGTACATAACTTGCTAACTCTTGTGGAGTAAATCCTTTTTGGAAAGTTCCTGCACTTGTGATAATACTATTTGGTTCATCTTGTGGTTCACCTTTTGCAGCTAATACATCTTTGCCACGAGTAGTAATTAAGGCAGTACCATTTGGCATCAAAATACGACCAATATCTTTAACTGCTGCGTCACGCCATCCCTTGTCATTTGGTATGACATTAAGAACATTTAGCGAGACAATTTTAGCATATGATTCATCGGGAATAGAATCTACACGATCAAAATTAGGTTTGAACCCTGCTTTAGGATGCATTTCATAACTATCTGCACCAATTTCTGCTGAACCTAAACCAAGTCCTGCACCAAAGTCAAGTGTTTTACCTTCAACACCGTTTAACTTGTCTAGTACAGCTTTAGCGTGGCGATATGTTGGCAATGTACCTGCAATCTGTGTTTTTTGTGATAAACGTGGATCATAGTCTTCCCTAGCTACTTCAGGAGGTGGGGGTGGAGGTATATCAGGTGGGGTTTCTTTTTTAGGTTGGGGTGCAGGTTTAGTTATTTTAGGTGCAGGTTGCTCAGTTTCAATTTTAGCCAAAATTTCTTCATAATGTTTATCCTTGGCATTTTCTTGCATCCAACCAATAATTATAGGACGTGCGTCTTGATCAGGTTTACTCATTCCCGCTTTTTGTAAGCGTGAATTTAATGCAGGTTCATTAATAATACCTTCTATTTCATTGATTGCATTTTTTCCATCAGGACCAAGAGTCATAAACTCACTATCAGCACCAACTAAATCTACTAAATCATCAAGTGAACCTTCTGCAGTTGGATGTAATACTTCATGAACTATATTACTTGCCCATTCAGTAAATTCATTTACTTCAGACATTTCTGTTATATTTTTTGATAAACGATTTAATACAGGTATTGCACTTTCAACTCGTGGATCAAGTCTCTGTGTTAAAAACATTTCTGATATTGAATTATCATGATCATCTTCATTTAAAGTCGGTTTCCAACTTTCAAAATATTTGTTATATCCTCGTGAACCTTGTATTTGTTTTATTGTTTCACGCAAAGATTGATAATGATTTTGTGCTTCATTAACTAATTTTACTGCACTTTCATTAAATTGTTTATTACGTGTAGCACGTACAAAACCACCTAAACGATTAATATCTTCAGCTATTTGAGTAATATGATTCCATCTTTCATCATTATAACGACCACCTTCAGCTAAATGTCTTGCAAATGCTCTAGCTATATTTGGCTTTTTTGTATCAAGTAAAAAACGTTCTCCTGTATCAGTTTCTAAAAAAATCTTTTGAATGTTTCTAAATCTTGCATCAGTTTCTTCAAGTGGGCGATTGTGTTTAAGAATCATTTTGACGGTGCCTGGGTTTTTATCGCTATAACTAGTATGGCGTGTCCCATAATAACCTTCATCTAATTTTTTTTGATGTTCACGTTTTTTCATATCAGTAGCTAACCTATCCATATTTTTAGTTTTAAAATCTAACTGATGCGTCATTGCAAATCGTTTTAATCGTTTAATAAAATCAAACCAATCGTCAGAGGCATTGTTTTCTGTCATAATTGCATCATCGTAATAAACATTTAAAGTTTTTGTACCATCAATCGATACAGTAGCTGTACCTTTTTCATCACCATTGGAAGCAAATTTAAATTGAAATAATTCTGCTTCATCGGGAATGGGTACTTGTTTTCCACTACTATCATATGGAATAGCATTTAAATTATTAGCATCAAGAAATTTTTCTAAATCTACATTAATTAAATCGTTATTTTTTGGCATGATAAATCCACTTTTATAGTGTATTTATCAGCTTACAGAACTTAATGTCATTATAAAAGGCATTGGTTCAATATATTCACTATGATCTTTAAGATGCGTGTCTAAATCACTATGATAGTTTTGTAAATGTTGAAATATTCTTACAACTAATAATGTTGCCATAACTAAATCATCAGTTTCTCCAATTTTAGCAGCATAACTACCTTCTGCAGCAACAAATGACTTTAATTCAGATATCAAAGCATTACTCTTAAGTGACATTTTTCCACTTTCAATTAAATTTTTTAACTTTGAACATGCTGCTAATTTACTTTTTTGTGTGGTATTAAATCCTTTACGATATCTTCTAGTCGATCCTACTTGTTTAGGTTCACTTAACATTGTTCCCTTGATGTTTTCTTCACCATATTCTGCTAATGAGATCAATGCTGCTTCACCTATAGTATTATTTTCTAAACTATAATATAAATTATTTGGTTCTTTTGTGATATCTACAATATAATCAATGATCTTAGCTAATAATTTAATTTGTTCAGGTATTGTAGTACGATTATGTTTCCATTCACCAACTTGTTTAGTTGTATTAGCCTCAAATATTTGTATTGCAGCAGGATCACTTCCTGTACCTAAACTTGGATCTAATCCTACACAATAAATATTACCCTTTTGCGGTTTAGAAAACCAACGTACTTGACCCATTCTTTCAATTGGTTCAATACCTTCAAGAGTATTCAATATAAGAGGATTAATAAGTGTTTCATCACCAATAATAAATTCACAGTTTGAACAAAGTATATCATCTGCATAAAATCTTTTATTGGAACCTGCATTAACTATATCGTAAACAACTTCTAAACAATGCTCATAAATATTTTTTACAATTTGCGGCCCATTTAATGTACAAACACTGTCACCCTTTCTAAGGTTGTTCGCAGGTATTTTTGTCAAATTTTCCAAAAAAACATTATGATCGGGTGTTAAAGTTACTGAGATATTTTCTAATTCTATAGTTATAGTGTGTTTAATACCTTTTTTGACAATGCCGCTAAAAGATTGCCAACCTGTATCAGTAAGTATTTGTAGCCCTAAGTTATTTTTTAATAATTCTTCCACGAATAAAATCCTGTGGTTGCATATCTTCTTTAAACTGTTTACTTACTACCCCATTAGTAAACCATTTCATGCCTTTTTTAGAAGAATTTGAAATCAATCTACCTTTATTAAATCCTATAGGAACTTGATTTCCATAGTATTCATTAATACCATCGTTATACCAAACTTTTCCCAAAGCTGTCCCAATTCTTCCTCGTTGTGAATTACTTATTTTTTCTCCTCTTTTCGGATCTTTTAAATAATTATAATATCCTATTTCTGATCGTATCTTAAGATGTATAGAACGCTCTTCGTCTGACCATGTAGTGCCTTTTTTTCTACCACCTATACCAGGCCGTTTCTTACCAAAATTTGGATTTTCAGAACCCAATTTTCCATACATGGGGTTAGAATCACCTCTCATTCGTTCAGAAAATTTTTTAATCATTTCCACGCTTAAAGGGGGGTTAATTTTACCTTTGTTAAGTTTAGAAATTTGATCAGAAATTTCAATCTTTAATTTTTCGTACATTTTACTATTCATTTTAAATTTGCAAGATTTTCTTCCCCACTTATTAATAAAACACCAAAGAGCAAATTTTAATTTTCTTTGGTCATCGCCTGTTGTAAACTTTGGCAATAACAAATGACAAATATAATGTTCTCGTAATGTAAGTCTAACTAAATTTTCTTTTTTGTTTAAACCACCCATACATTTTGGGATGATATGATGCATTTCATGACCTTTTTGTGGTCTTTTTTGATTTGTAGCATGATATATTATTTTCATATACCATTTTTGATATTTATTTTGTAACATATATTTATTTATACTATTTCATCAGCTATTACGAATTGCTAACATTTTTTCTAATTCTTCCATGGTTGTTGTAAATATTTTACCTGTTGAGTCTTTAAGTCTTATATTTGTCTTACCCGAAAAACACCCAATTTCTCGTCTGAAACGTTCTTCACCTAATTGTGCTTTCATGTTGTCAGCCCAAGCGGTGTCACGACCTGGTTGTTCGCTCCAATGTGCTTTATATGCTTTAAATCCATTTACTCCCAATTCTGTTGTATTACCATATTCATCTTGTGTTTTATTTGCACCTTTCCAAATTATAGCAAATTGATCTTCATCACTATTTGGTGTGCTTGTTATGATTGCTTTACCACCTGTTGCTAAGGTTGGTGCAATAGAAGTCCAAAATTCTTTAGCAATGCTTGGTCTTACGAACGCAAACTCATCTAAGTATAATAATGATATTGAGAGACCACGACCTGTAGTTTCTGTTGTAGTAGCGGAAATAATCCTACTGCCATTTTCAAAATCTAGTGATCCTTTATTATATGTAACAACCCCTGCTTTAATGTGTAATGGACAATTTTCATAACCATATCGTATACGTTGCATAATTTCTTGTGAACCTGCATACTTATGTGCAGCTATTAAAATTGTGCTATCAGGAACAAACATTGCATACCATAAAAGATAACCTGCTGCACTTGTACTTTTACCACTTTGACGTGGCATCAACGCTATTGAATATCTATAATTATGATAAGTTTCTATTAATCGTTTTTGATATGACCACGGATGATAATTCATACTACCTTTGGTTGGGTGTTGAATAATAAAGAAATTATCCATAAAATATAGATAACCTGTTTGTGGGTCACAACATTTTATAAAATCTTGTAATTCGTTGTCGTTTTTAAAAACTGTTGCTTCGTATGGATTTTTAATTAATTTTACAGTGTTTGAATGATTCATTTACAGTCAATTAGTAATTTCTTCCCAACCTAGCTTCCATAGTACATCAGTATTAGTCCCTGTATAAGAAACGGCTAATGTCAATGTTATAGGACTACCGTTCGCATACCTTTTTAATTGTAATCTTTTTGCTATGTCCTCGCTGATCTCAAGGCTGTCTCTACTACTAGTAAGCCCTGCATAAACTACATTACCATTAGTTATTATATCGGTAGTAACGCTAGTTTGAACTACACTTGTGGCACTAGCATTGCTCCATACTGCATTACCTAATGTAGCATTTTCGATCAATTGAAACTGCCCATACCTTGTATCAATTAATAATAAATCAACTTGCGCAGGAAGTACAACTGCATCAGGATAACTAGGGTTCAATCTTATGCTTGTCAAACTTGTTAACGTATTTGACCCTGATACTCTAGTTACATTTGTGCCATTGGTGCTATATTGTATGCTTACGCTAGGATTATAGCCACCTTCGCTCATTACTGTGCTACAGATTTGCTTCATCGTACTAGCACTACCTGTTATTCCTGTATTAGTAATTTCATATCTTGGGTTCAGAGTAGCAGTTGTCATGTATACTTTTGTATTTCCTACGACATTAGCATGTGTAAATGTATGGCAAACTATAAATTGTCCATTTATCACAAAGCCTGTGCGTACGTTGCCTACACCCAACCACTCAATGTCTAACCAAAATATTTGAACAAGTGTAGGATCTAATGTAATTCCGCTAGGACCATTTCCATCTAGTGCATCACCGTTCCAACTACTTTGTGCTACTCTAGTGTCTACAGCAGCACCTGTAGTATAACTTCTAACTACCATATACAATGTGCTACCATCTTGTTCAAAAAATACACCATTTTGACTTGTAAAATATCCCACTCGTTGTCTTAAATTTGGTTTAGCACTAGCAAACGCAAATGTATTGAGTGCTAATAAACTTTTACCAGGTTGATACGCTTGTGTTGTATATGATTGCGTGATAACACTATCACCATTGGCAGTTCCCACTGCTAAATTAAAACTACTCTCATTTTGAACATAAGTTCTTAAGCCACCACCTGCAGTTATAGTGCTAAATTGTTGACCATCTAAGTAACGATTCTGAGAATCAAATAATGTAACAGGATTACTTACACGCAAACGACCAAATGCGTCTAAATTAGTACCACCTAATACTACATTAGCATTGTTAGTTATGCTTACATTGCCTGATACGCTGGCATTAACATTAGGCATGGTGCCTATATTGACATTACCTGTCACACCAACATTACCATCAACTGTTAAACTACCACCTCCATCAACTACTGTTACATTTCCTGTAATACCTGCTAAATTGCCACTTAATGTGGAAGTTACATTTCCTGTTACTAAAGCATTAACATTTGGCATTGTACCAATATTAACATTGCCTGTAATACCTACATTACCATCAACTGTTAAACTACCACCTCCATCAACTACTGTTACATTACTAGTAATGTTTGCGTTAACATTTGGCATAGTACCGATGTTAACATTACCTGTAATACCTACATTTCCCGATACATTAGCGTTGACATTGCCTGATGTTACTACTACATTACCTCCGATTGGCATATAAGGTACATTAAGAATACCCGATGTTCCGATTTCATCTAAGTGAACATGCACAGGATCTTCGGGAGAACTATCTACCGTAACAGTGCCAGGAATATTTACATTACCTGAAATAATTATATTACCCTGAAATCCCGTTCTTACAAAAACATTTCCACTATCTTCATCTAAAGCTAGTGCTTGATTGATATTACGTAAATACCATGGGGCTACATTTGATGGATTAGGTTCTGCCATAATAGTTTCTCTATTAATTTATTTATCTAAATTGGTTTTTCTCCTGTTAGATGTGTTTGGGAAAACCATAACTTAAACCATGCAGGATCGCCAGGCCTAATATTTTTCTCTCGCATTATTTGCGCTTTTTGGGTAGCAGACATACTAATCGCTGCACCATAATCAGAAGAATTTGGCAGGGTAATACCTGCCAATTTTCTTAAATCATCTAAATCACTCATAAAGATATTTATGAGTGTTATTTTAAATCGAGTGGTCTAGCCTTTGTAGCAACGATACAGTAAAACTTTTCACGTACTGCACGTGGTGTACCATCTTCATTTTGACCCATATTAAGATCAAATTCTAAATTTTCAAACAAATTAATTGTAAATCCTGTACGCTGTAGTAAAGCTGCTAACATACGTTCACCAAAAATGCTATAGTGATTAATGTTAAATTCATGCATACGTTCACAATCAGGTGCGGGTACTTCAATATATAATTTAGAACCTTGTTTTAGCACACGATTATATTCAACCAAAGTAAACAATGGATATGGGCTATGTTCTAATGCATGGCGACAAAAGATAAAATCAACTGACTCATCTATATATCCCTTTTCTTGAGGTAAAAAGCTCAAATCGTATGACTCAACTTTATGTCCATTTTTATTACATATATCAATATCACCTTGACTTAAGGTAATACCAAGGTAATTGGTATAACCACGTTGCTTCATTTCGTTCATAAAGTAGCCTGGACCACAGCCCATGTCTAAAATTTTAGCATCTTTAGGTAATTGAATAGGGTCAACATACTTTGTTACAACCTGTCTTGTAAGTTGTTCATGAAAGCCACTTTCACCTTCATCATAGATATGAGTAGCTAACCATTCATGGTACCATTTTAATTTAACACCATCGATTGTTTTGTTAATATCAATATTTTTCATAGTAGTCCTCTGTGTAACTACTTATGCTGTTGCATGACGGAGATAATTTTTTACTTGAAGCCTTTGAATGACTGAATTGGGCTTGTTTTATTTGTATCTTTAACTTCTAAACTACGCATATCACCATCATTAAAATCATGCATATCTGACCCTACGGCAGCATATGCCACTTTTAACATATCTTGTTCTTGTTTTGTATAAGGATGTGCAGTATTGTAACGCCCTGTATAACTTTCAGAATCTAGCGTTACGGGTTTAGTTCCATCAGTACAGGCAACTGCCATCATCACACGGTTAAGTTCGTAAATACGATCCATACCTTCTAAGTCACGAAATTTATGTAAACCACGTGAAGCTTCTTTTGCACGAACAGGTGGTTCGCCAATACTGTTTTGTTCTGTTATAAATTCTTTTGCTCGCATATTGTATTTAATCCGTTCTACCAATTTTATAAGGTTTACCTTTAGGCACAAATTCACCCTTTACTGTATTACTAGGTTTACGCATAATCGTTTGCCCTAATATTTTCTTTGGTTCATCTTCGTCACGTTGCTTAATAACAAAGGGTAAGTTTACGTTAGTCAATAAATCCATAAACACACCTTCAGTTTCAGGTGGTAATGATGCAATCTCTTTACCATATTTTTGATACTCTTGTTTAAATAAACGAACTAATTCTGCCCCTGAAATGGGTGGATCATTTTCACGACGATATAATCGTTCTAAAAAATGACTACCAAATTTTACATCGATACCTAATTTTTCCCATAACTTATCAGCAAAACGTTCAACCGCATCAAGCTGATCTTTTGATAAATGTGGGCGGTCTTCCGCATCTTCTTTTAATATTTCGTATATTCTCATGTTAGTCCATATAAACGTAAGCAGTATCACCTGCTAAAGTTGCATTAGCAGATCCTAAGCTTCTAATTCCTAAATCAGGATATGCTACTAATACTTTAGCATCAAACCTGCTTATCCTTGGCTGTAAACCATCTTTGTTAATTCTAACAATGTTATAGTCTTTTCCATTGTAGCTTAGTGTATTTCCTTTAACTGAAACATTTTGAGTAGGTTGAGCCATTGGCTGTGAATCTGATTTGTTAGCTATTGATTGTAAAGCTGCTTTTGTATCATTTCCCAAAACTCTAGAACTAACATAATCAATTGTTTCCTTACCATTAGCAACTCTTATAATTTGAAAACTATCAGCACCACTTTGTAATATAATAGTACCATCTGCAGTATCTCTTACCCCATTAAGAAATCTATTACTATGTGTATCTTTATAGACAATTTGTTCAAAATCATTGGCTAATGGTTTAACTACTTGTATCTTCGGTGCGTTTGCAGCAACTTGCTGTGCAAAACTTTGGCTCATTGAGCCATCTGCTTGTGGACTTACCCTTCTAGTATTGTCGCTTGCATCTGCTTTGCCTAATGCACCCATCGCAGCCAATGCGGTTGCACCTGTAGCAGCAGCTTTACGCCAATTTATTTCATTAACTGTATCTTCATTAATAATTTCTACGATTTTCATTTTAGAACCCCTTAAATCCTATAACAGGGCTTACTTTGGCAACATCATTGCTTTCTTTACTACCTTTTACCCCAACTTGCTTTTTGTTATTAGGCATACCAATTTTTTTCAATGCTGCAGTAATAATTTCATCAATATGTGGGTCAAAACTTACTACAAATTCTTTATCTGAAAATACGTCTGTCATACCGTTTTCATCAAATGGGTTAATATTATCATCTTTACGTGATTGTGCGCCACGTGCTGAAGCAATAGCCACCCCAAACTTGTATTGTAAATATGGATTACCACTATTAATGTCAGGTAATACATAAGCATGTGGTAAACTATCTGCTACTTCATGCGTTAATGACCCTTCACGACTTTCTGATAACTTAATTTTAAAATGTTCAGGTGCACCAATTAAACGAAAGGTATTTTCGTTTACATCATTAACTACTTTCTGTTGGACAACATCATAAAATAATGTCACAAAACCATTTTTACTACTTAAAGCATTCCATAACTTAGATGCTGCTTCAGTATGTCTATCCGTAATAAACACCCAATTTTTACTATATAAAAAACTAGAATATATTCTACTGCCTAACCCACTTTGACGGTATGCTTTATCCAATACAATATGTGGGCTAACAACAGCTACATTAGTTTTTAATATAGCATTAAAAGCTTTTCTTGGGATTGAAGTAACAGTTTCAATAGATACTGCACCAACACACACATCATTTTTCTTATCATATAAAAAATAATCACGATATGGATGTTCTATATCTAATCTCACTCTAAATAAATCACTTACAGGTGATTTAATAATTTTCATCGTATCTTTGTGTTCATTACCGCTTTTAATCAACTCCTGTATCCTAAATTCAGGAATATTAACAATTTTATATTCGCCTAAATCACTTTCTTTTAACTCTTTCTTCTTGTTTTTAATCCATGTATCAGGTATAACACCATGTGTTTCAACAAAGTAATCATGTAATTGTTTTGGAGTAATGTTATGCTTTTTGGCTATTTTCTTCATTAAACGATCAATCGTATCGTAATCAGTCTTTTCTAACTTAAGTAAACCTTGACGTAATTCTGCACAACATGCACGTTCTTTACTCTCATAAATGGTGGCATCCATCTTACCATACTTACGCATCATACGTCCTGCTACTGCATTGGCCTCATCTTCTATGCCTTGTTCACGCTTTGGAGCCATCTTTGCTTTAGCGGTACCAATTTCAAATTGTTTTGCATGTACTAATTCATGGCATAATGTACGCATAACATCTGCTGTATTACGGTCACCAACATGCACCCATATGGTATTATTAGGGGTGGTCGAACCAAATGTTCTATGTTTGGTAACTTCCGATTTGTCATCACTAAAGCGTATCTGTGGTTTATTTTTTATGCCTAAACGACCAATAACCCAATCAGTAAACTTTAGTAATTTTTTGTGCTTTTTATCCATTATAATATTTAGCGTTGTTCATAAATATATAAATGAGAGCTACTGAATTTATTACTGAATCAAGTGATGACATTGATGAAATGGCATTGTCCACTTACCAACCGATGGGGGATTTTGCAAAATCAGGACCATTTAATCCTGTTGATAGAAGATTAGTTCCACATCCTACTAATAAGTTAAAAACACAAAAGTTTTTTGAAAAAACTCCATATGATTTTAGATTATTTTTTAGTAACATCAGTGGCACAGGCAAATATATAGAATATGGCCCAATGACAACTGATCAAATTAGAACTATTTTTGGAAAGCAATCTGATCAAATCATTGATGGAAGTGATGACGCAATAACCGTAGTCTTTGTTGGTAATAAAGGTGATGCTAGAGTGATGCTTACACCATGGATAATGGCACATCGTTTTGGACATGCTATACAAGCAGGTACAAGAAACAATAGAGGATGGAGTACTTGGTCAGAAGCTGAAAAGCATTTTTTTAGTGCTGTAAACAATATGCTCGCAGAATACTACAGCAGGATATCAGCAAGATTTAATACTAACTTTAGTTTAGAATTAACTCCTGAATACAATGCATTATTCAATGCTATTGGTACACAGCGCAGTAGTCGCACAGGACAAATTCGTAGACCTTATGAATTTTTGTATGAATTATTTGCACAATATTTAGGTACAGGCACTGTAACACTAAATCCCTTACCAACTAACCTAGGATATGGACGTAAAGTTTTTGGTAATCCAACACAGTATTTAAATATTAAACCTGAATATCGTGATGAAAATGAACGAAAGGAAGCATCTGAACGATTAGCTAATGATATGAATTATATGTTTGATGACGTTTTAAACTCTAGTGTTGGTAAAATATTTGTAATTTAATAAAACGAAAGCTATAATAAATGAAGTTTAATGAGTTTGATATACCATCCATTGGCATAAACATACGTAGCGATGGTGATATACACTATGCTGATCTTATTGTAGATGGTAAAAAGTATTACGAAAGTAGGCGTGGACCATCTTTAAACCCATACATAGGTAAACGTGTTGGCATCGTTCGTACAGGTACAGGTAAGGCAGTTGCTATAGGTTCAGTCATTGTTGGCGAACCTATTGTTGTAGATGAAGAAACATTTAGAAAACTAGAGCGTAAACACCTTGTACCACGTGGTTCTAAGTTTGATATACAATGTGGTACAACAAAATACCTATACCCTATGCTACAACCTATTAGGTTTAATAAAGAATATCCTGTTGGTCATGGTATAATAGCTAGAAAAATCATACATGAAGGTAAATTTCCATTTAAAAATAAGAACAAAATATATACATTATTAGTACACCACACGGATAGCGGACCGTTTGACGGTGGGTGTGTAGTTTTTGCCCAAGCACTACAGAAAAAATATGGCGGTAAAGTGGTTGTACTAATTGCAGACACACCGTATGGCAAACGTGCAGATCATGCTGTGTTAGAATTGCCTAATGGTCAATTAATGGATGCTGATGGTATTGCTGCACCAAAAGAACTAATACAACGATTTATTAGAAATGAAAACGTAGAGTTTCCAATCATTGGATATCGTGATATTAACGATAACGATTTACCTGATGCACCACGTAATGATGAACTAGCTATACAAATAGCTAAACTATTATAATCCAATCCAATTTCTAGGACGTTCAATCTTCATGGTTTCGTTCTTGCACTTGTCAGCAAGACTAATTGCACCAACTTTAGCACCTTCACCACCACCTTTGGCAATATCTGAAATAGCTGCCCAACAAGCAGTTTGACTCATGGTATTGTCTTTGCTAATAGCTTTAGCAGCATCATAGTATAGTTGATCTTTGCTTGATGCACATCCTGCTAACAAAACTACTGCACCAATAACTAGTAATTTGTTCATTTTATGTCCTTATTTTACTTCATCAAAAATCTTTTTCTGTTCTGTATACCATTCTTGCCAACCTTCTACTTTAGTTGAGCATTGATAATATAACGTATAATTTTCTACTACAGTTTTTAACATTTCTGTAATAGCAACTTTGTCACCTTGTATGGTTTTAAGTTGCTCACATTTTTTCATTAATTCAGGCGTGGCTTGTGGAAATTCACGTTTTACAGGGATAGGTTGCTTTTCAAATAGTGAACATCCACCTAAAGTAATCAATAACATGATAAAACATACAGCAATCAAAAAACGAACATCATTGGAGATTGTCATTTTTTATCACCTTTTGCTGCTTCATTCATTTTGGCAGCAGTATTATGCGCATCAATTATATCTTGTGGAATAGGACAATTTTCTACAAACTTAATGACTTCTTCAATCTTAACACGTTCAGGTCCTTCTACTGTTTTGAGAATTTCACGGTCTCTATACCTATCCACATATTTAATAATATCTTGACCTTTTTCTTTTACAATTTGAGTTTGAGTGACTACTTTTTCTTGAATTTCTACATTCTTTTGTGCTGCTTTTACTTCAGCTTCTTTAATTTTTACTTCCATTTCTTTGACTTTCATTTGCCAAATCATTTCATTTGCATACCCACCTTCAAGATATACACCAAAAGCAAATACTAAAATGCTTATAATCTGTATAGGAAGTTTGTATTTATTTACGAATGGAATGAATCCTAGTACAAATCCTAGAATGATACCAACTGCTCCCGCAGCAAATATTGCATGAATAGCCCACTCAGGTAAAAGAGATAATATCCACATATTGTTATTTATACAAGAACTTAATAATTGTTTGCACTATGTGCTCAACTTCACCATCAGTTAATTCAGGATAGATTGGTAAAGATAATGTATGCGCACAAAATTGCCAAGAATTTTCTAACAAAGAACAATTATTATAAGCTAGTCTATATCTTGATAAGTTTCGTTTATAATGTATTTTAGTCTCTATACCATTTAATGTAAGGTATTCTTGTAAACGGTCACGATTTTCTATACTAATGGCAAACTTATTTACGCTGTGATAAGCATACATACGCTCTTCTTTAGATTCACATAGGTTTTCAATATCATGCTTAGTAAATTCACGCATATAGTATGCAGCAATATCTTTTCTGCGTTGTTGCCATGCTTCAATATACTTAGAACGTACTAAAACGTGTGCGCAATCAATTTCACTTAACTTACTATTAGTTCCTATCTGCGTAGCAAGTATATTATTTTCTGAACCATTTTTACAAATTGATTCAATATGATGCGCTAAACTATCATAGCTAGTACAAATTACACCACCATTACCACTAGCATTTAGGTTTTTTGTAGGATCTAAACTTATTGCCATAGCAGTGGACATTTCATTTCTACCACTTAACCAATGTTGCGCACCATCTTCAAATATTTTACCACCACGTATACTAATTGTGCTTAATGCTTTAAATCGTAACTCACTTTCTTTATAATTATTATAGTATGGTTTTGCTCCATATAACCCCACAATACAAATATCATAAATGGTATCAGGATTAGATTCAACTATTTTGGTTACTTCATCCCACTTCATCATACCATATGCGTCAACATCAACTAATGTAACTTTATAACCATGTCTGACAAAAGCATGTAATGTAGCTTTATAGCTAACATCAGGTATAAGAATATGATATTCATGTTTTCTGTATGATGTAGCTAATTTATTAGCCTCAGCAATAATTTCTAAGGCTTGTGTGCCACTGTGCACTGCATATACATGTTTAAAATTTAAGTAATTACTAAAGTATTCTTCTAAGTCAAACTTGTACCTACCATTGACTAGCTTGCCACTTTTTAATACTTCATTGGTGACATACAATAACTCATCCTTTATCAAATCATACTGTCTGTCTAAACGATGAAATGGTATACTATTTGCTAAGTTTTGATTGCCAATAGGTGCTTTCTGTGAGCCACTTGTAATAGCATTCCAAACCGTTTTCAATGTCAACATAAGGATTAAAATTAAAATCTTGTTTAGCTAATTCTGAATTTAGCTTGCCACGACTTGGATAGCGTGGGTCTTTTGGTTCAACACGTACATTACCTTTTCCTACCATTTCTACCACCATATTTGCAACATCTAGCAATGTACATCTATCTGCTTGATTTCTTGTAACATTATAAATTTTATTTACTGCTACATTACTTAATGCTGCATTGGTTATACCCCAAGCAACATCTTCAACATAGGTAAAATCTAAAACTTCCTGTTCTCCTTTTACCACAATATCTTGTCCACGCATTGCATTGAGTAAGAATTTACTGAGCACTCTATCCTCTACGTCTAACGGACCGTACACCGCACTTGGTCGCAATATACTATATTCACGGTTGTTATCACGTGCCCATATTTCAACTAATTTTTCACCTGTAAGTTTTAGTGTGCCATAGATATCTTTTGGGTTACATGGGTAATGTTCATCAATAATACCATCCCAATCACCATATACCATACTACTACTAACATAGACAAATCTTTTGACATTGTTGTTTGTACATAATTCAAGTAAGTTAAGTAATCCTTCAATCATAGTACGTGCTGCTATAGTAGGAGTATTGTTTACAATTTTTGCTCTAGGCATCGAAGCAAGATGTATAACAGTTTTAGGTTTAAGTGTGCTAAACACCATGTGCAACCTTGAATCAGCAACGTGAAAATTGTGTAGAATAGAACTAAACTGTTTTTTACGTTCTTTTACAAGATAAGAAAGTTCGTCTTTAGGCACAAAACCATAATTAGTACAATTATCAATAATGCGTACTTCATGCTTACGTTTCTCTAATTGTCTTACTACATTATGTCCTATAAACCCTAATCCACCTGTTACAAAAATCATATTATTTCCACTTTAAAATATATAAATTTAATGTTGCTTCATCAAATGCTGCACGTACAACACAACGATAACCATAAGATTCAACATCAACCATTATTGCGTATACCATGTCGCTACTATAGTCTTTTACCCACTTACCTTTTTCCGTGGTTAACCATTCACCTAATGGTATTGATGCATATAATTCAGGATCTTCTACATCACCCATCCTAAAATTGCAAACCTCAACATAGGTTACATTTTGCATAAGGTGCGGTACTGTACCATTAGTAGGGTAAAGTAAGTTTTTAATCATTGGTGTTGTTGACCAATTCTGTTGCCATAGGAAAGACATTTGCGATAACCTTTGCACATTCTAGTGCGATTAATTGGTGCTCTTTTTGTGTACCATTACCGCTTCGTAGTTGAATAAAATGTACCCATGACCTAATTGTTCCGTTGACATAAAGTTTGCTTTCTATCAATCCTTCAGGAAGTACAGCACGTGCTTGTTCTTTAGCAATACCATTCTTAACTGCCCATGTATAAGCATTTTTTGCTGAGACAATGACTTCTAGTTGTTTAAGTGCCCATTCTTCTTGCATTATGCCATGTTCAACCGTATTATCTAATTCAATACTATTTTGACGATTTTTTGGGTCTTGCAAACGTGCTTCACGCACTAAAAAATTTAAATCTTTAGTTGGGTCAGCGTAACGTTGTGAAAACTCTTGGAATGAAAAAGAACGATGACGCAATATTTGTCTAGCAATATCACGTGTGGTTGTGATTTCCATACATGCACTGACCATTTCTAATGGTGACCAATGTGCGTTTTTAATAAGATAGCGTATGAGTTTTTGGCTAGTTTCAATATTGAGTTGGTTAGATGGATTACTTACTCTAGCGCAATATGCAATTAAGTCTTGTGCATCCTCTATACCAAGTTTTCTAAAATCTTTGGTTGGTTGTGAGTAAGATAATAACGTTACATTCATGTTGATTCCTTAAATGGTGCAATCATACTAGCAAAATTCTATAAAATCAACATGAGTTTATCTAGTTTTATAATTTTCTTAATAGATGATCGGTTGTGGGTTGAACTGTTTCTGCAATGTTTTCAATATCTAGTATAAATTCTATACTAATCATTTCATCATCAAGTTCTTTTAACTTAGATGCTATGATTTCTTCAATTTCATCATTATCATGTCCTGATCGTACCAACGATTGTATGTTTAACGTTCGTTGCCTACGACCTTCCATTTTGATGATTATTTTCTTAATAAACTCAACAGGTATTTTTATTTTGTCAACATCATCAACAATTTCTTCCCACTTCTTGAATACTTCGGGAGACATAATATTAGCTTACTAGTTGGCTCACTTTAGAACGAGTTGATTTTTTTGCAGGTGCTTTTGTAGCAGTTTTCTTGGTTGCTTTTGCCTTTGGTGCAGGTTCTTCAATCATTACCCCTTCCATGCTTGCAGCTTCTTTTATTAAACGATCAGCCTCAGCAAGCAATCCTTTAGCCTCAGCACTCATTTTAGCTGCTTGTTGACGTAAATTATTTGCTAATTCATTATCACCTAATGCATCCTTAGCACCAAACATACGGTCTGCTGCAGGTTGTTCTCCACGCATACGTTTGGCAATATCTGCAGGATCTTGTAAGCCCTTACTAGCATCAATTTCAGCCAATCTACGTACTGCTGCTTCACCTTGCTCCATTTCGTTTAACAGCTTATTTAATTCATTTAATCGTATATGTTGTCTTGGAGCAGGAGTCATTACAATTTGTTCAGTGTTAACTTTTTTAAGCATACCTTCACTATGTAAAACTTGTAAAATAATTTTACCATCACGAGTATGTGTACGATTTAATGCATCTGCGAGTTCTTTACTAACTTGACCAATATCACTTTCAATGGTAGCCATTAGTGGGTCATGAATATTTTGATTTAACAGTTGGGTATAAACAACTAGGCACATATGCTCCTCATTAGGAACTTGCCTAAAAACAACCGCTACTTTACGGTCTCCATGTAATCCAACGTGTTTAATAAATCTTGCCATGGTATTCTCCTAAACGTGTTTCTACCACAAATATTTAGGAGGATGTACCTATGTTATTTTTATTTTACTTTTATCATGTGGATTATAGTTAGAAAAAAACTTATGACCAACTTGCCTAATTTGTTCAACTATAGTTTGTGGAGTATGCTCGAAACAATACACTATTTCATCTTCGCTTAAATCAGATGCAAATGCATATATTTCGTATGCACGTTGCGGATTAAATTGTGCTCGCAAAATTAAATTACGTAATGGAACCGTTTGTGTTCTTTCATCTTTTAAGATTTTCCAAACATTGTTTTCATCAATGTTTGTAACATTGAACAACGCTTCTAAACCAAATTCATCCCAACTAGCAATATAGTTACTCATTTTTCAATAATAGATATATGGTTTTTAGTTCATCTAATAAATTTGCTAAACGCTGATCATACTTTGCAGACTCTCTGCATTTAATATAATCATCAATATTTAAACCTGAGTCTTCATTTTTAAAGACCCAAGTTTTTAAATTACTAATTGCACCATGACTTAAATTTTTAACAATGACTTCATCTGTGCTATTACTTGATGTATAAACATTGTACTGATTAATATCTTGTGATTTATAGATTATATTATTTGTGGTCATCATAAATTGCCCATGTTCCAAAAGGTGGGTTTGGGTTGGAATCACCATGAATAATCCACGTTGTATCACAATAATTTGCATCACCCCATGATCCACAAGGATATCCATCAGTAAACACTACTAAACGTTTTGGTTCGATAGCTTGGTTTTTTAAGAAATCAAAAATTGCATCAAAGTCAGTACCACCACCACCTTTTAGTTCATAATCAACAATACTATCCATATTTTCAGAATTAAATTCTTTTAAATTGTAGCAACGTGTATCAAATGAAAACACGTGAATCTTGTAGTTATTAAACATGTCCATGATACCTTGAATTTCACTTAAGAAATCTTTGCCTTGTTTATCACTAATACTGCCACTCATATCAATAGCTACGCATATGTCGATTAGCTCACTAAAATTCAGTGAAGGTAAGATAGCATCAAGATGCCAACCACGCTTGCTTGGGCGTATAAAAGTATAGTCATCACGCAACGTTGAAACAATGTTGGTTTGAAGCAATTCTCTCCAAGGCATTTTAGGATCAGTAATATCCTTAATTAAACGCTCTACACCTTTAGGGATAGATCCTGCTTCACTACTACGTGCTGCATTGATAATATTTTGTTTAATTTCTTGGCGAAGTTGTTCACGTTCTTCATCGGTCATTTTCTTAGGACCGTTCTTGCTACGTCCTGTTTTATCCATATCACCATCATCATCACCCTCATCACCCTCACTATCACCTTCAAGGTGTTCATCGATCATTTTATCGATCAGTGCATCCATACTGATGGTTTGGATATTTTTCATTAAATCATCATAAATTTCTTCAGATGATTTACCTTCATATTTGGGTTCGTATAAGCATGGTACTGTAGTAATAAACGTACCTACATTATGTTTTTTCAGGTCTGCGTTAACAGCATAGTCATTGGCAATGTTAAACATTTGACGATCACGATGACCAATCCTACCAATATGATCATAAACAACATGAAGTACTTCATGACCAACAAGAAACTCAACCTCACCACGTGTAAGTTTTTTGATAAAACGACTATTATAATAGAATCGCTTACCATCAGTAGCGGCAGTAGGTAACCACTCATCACCATTAATTAGTTTAAGACGTGTAGCTAAGTTACCAAAAAATGAATGTTTAAGCAGTAGGGCAACACGTGCGCCTGTAATAATGTCACGTGCTTCACGATCAAGAACAGGGTCGAACGGACCGATCAAATCTTCAAACTCTTTTTTAATTTTTTTGTTTTCTTTGGTATTAGCGGTAATAGTCATAAACTTTCCTTTGATATAATAGCATCATGATAACACAATAACTATTTTTAATCAAGTGGGGAATTTCACCCCACTTTTCCTACATTTTACTTAGTGTTAATGGCTTCCTTAATGTACTTACCATACTTCTTATGGAAATCAGTCAAAGTTTTCAACTGTGTAGGATCAATATTCAATTTGTAGGTTTTCAGGGCAATTCTTGCACCCATAATAACCAACTCAGTTTCAAAATTTTCCATCATAAATTTGAAGAAATTGTCGCACATTTCGTGAAATTTCTTACCTTCTACTTTTTTGCTATCGCTCATGTCTTTTAATTCGTAGCACATACTTACAGTAAGTGAGTACATAGCACTAACTTCTTTTACTGCAAGCTCAGTGACTTTACCCTGTAGAATGTCCATAGGATCAGGCATTTTGTCAACAAGCTTACGGTGCGCCATAAACTTGACTGAAAGACCATCACCAACAGTACCTGCGATAATTTTAGTTAACAATTCACTTGGAATGGTTGGTGCATCCTCTAGAATTTTACTTACTGCTGACCAACTACGTGGTGTAGCAAATGCGTGTCCACTACTGCGACCATCAAAATCATACAAGTCATTTTTAGCGAATGACAAGTAACCCACTACATCTTTGTGTATATTGTTTTGTACTGCCCAATTTTGCCATACGTTGAAATCAGGGCGAATATCCATATGGATAAAACGGTTAGATAGTGGTGATGGCATACGATAAGTTACACCTTTATCACTATCACGGTTACCTGCAGCAACGATAATTACGTTCTCAGGAACTTTATATTTACCAACACGACGATCAAGAACAAGTTGATAAGCAGCAGCTTGAACAGTGGGGGCAGCAACATTCATTTCATCAAGAAATAGAATAACTTGCTCATATTGTTCAGCAAATTTGGCATCAGGAAATTCTGATGGTGGTGCCCAATCTAGAGTACCTTTGGTTTCTTCAAACTCTTTAGTGTGCTCATTAAACGCATAATATGACTTATCAGAGTTAAAGAATGGAATTCCTTTGATATCTGTAGGGTCGATTTGACCAAGGCGCACTTCACGTACTGCCCAAGCATTTTTACGTGCGATAGAACGAATGAGGTCAGATTTACCGATCCCTGGTGGACCCCATAGAAACATAGAAAGTTTGGTCTTGATAAGGCTATGTAGAGCATCCTCTGCTTCATCAAGCGTAAAGCTAAAACTAGTATCAATCTTTGACATTGCAAAATCCTTTTGAAGTTGACTTGTGTATTGCCCTAAGCAATAAGCGTATATTAACGCTAATTCCTACCATTGTCAAGAGGTTTTATTCGGTTAAGGTGATGACAAGTAACCATTTTTCCAAGATATCAATAGCGTTGTTTATTTCCGACAGTTTTTCTTTTTGTTTAATAGTGGGGGTAACTCGATTACGGTATTCAACATTTAGTATGGTTAGTTCACGTACAAGTTTATCTATATTTTTTAACAAAACGTGCGCATCAGCATAATAACGATTTAAATTTCTTATTTGCGTTAAAAAATCATGTCTTTTATCTGCCCATTCATAGGTGCTTTGTATCATAGTATTACTTATTTTAAAAAGCATTTTATTTTAAATTAAATTGTTAAATAGTATATAAGGATGTAATTATGCAATTAGCAACAGGTTTTTCATTAGAAAATATTACCATAGATTTTCCTGCTATAACAGACCAAGGTTTAAGACTTTCGATATACAATGGTTATTTTTCTGATAACGTAAATTACTTTGCATCAAATACACCTACAGGAGTATATACAGTATACCCTTATCTATCAGGGACAACAACTGAAGGTATTTCGTATCAATGGTTGGGTTGGTTTAAGCCACTTGTTACTGCCACATATACTTTTCAAACAATTTCAGATGATGCTAGTTATATGTGGATAGGTGACAATGCTGTAAGAGGTTTTACAACAGGTAATTCATTAATCAATAATGGAGGTTTACACGCAACGCAAACAGTTGAGGCAAGTATAGCCCTTGCAGCAAATTTTTACTATCCTGTACGACTTCAATGGGGAAATTATACAGGCACAGGAGAGTTTTATTGGAAATGGTACCGTCCAGGCACCTCAGCAACCATTTACTTTACTGACCTAATTTGGTATGGAAATGGGATGGGGTAAATATATTTTTGGTTTACTTAATACAAAAAATTATGATTTTAATTGCTTTTTATTTGCCAATATAGTTTTACAATATTAAATGAGGATAATATAAAAATGCCAGGTTTTTTCGGTGGAGTTAGTGTAAGCGGAGTGACTATTGATTTTCCTGCTATGACAGGAGTTGGATTAAGACGAACAGAGTATAACAATTATTTTGGAGATGATCCTAATTGGTTTGCTACCGCTACAGTATCAGTACCAACCAACACAAATACTAGCCCAATATTTCCAAATGACTTATTTAGAACGGGAGATTTTAGTGTACAGTGGTTAGGATATTGGTATGCGACAAAAAGCAATACATATACTTTTACGTTAACTTCAGATGATGCTAGTTATCTATGGTTAGGGCCTGAGGCGACAATTAATTTTACAACAGGTAATGCTTTTATAAACAATGGTGGCAGACATGCGTCACGTGCAATATCCAATTCAATATACATGTATAAAGGCACATATACTGCATTGAGAATACAGTTTGGAAATTTCGATGGTCCTTGGGATTTTGCTTTTGGGGTAGCTACCTCTGATTTTTCATATACAACAAGCATTGATAGTTTTATACGATATCGTGGAAGTGGATTAAATTAAACATGTAAATTGCTATCATTAAAAAGTAAGAGTTTAAAAATAGTTAAATACAAATCAGGAGAAACTAAAAGTGGGTTCAATTATTGGAACAGGTGTAACCCTTAGAGGGGGTCTTGGTATATTTTCATATGCAATTGCTGCTCCATCAAATTTAGTTCTTTGGCTTGATGCCACTAATTCTGCTAGTTATAGTGGTTCAGGAACAATTTGGTATGACAGAAGTGGGAACGGAAATAATTTTAATATACTTGCATCAGCTTATAATGCAGCGGGTGCAGTAAAATACATGGATTTTAATGGTAGCTACGGCTGTGCCAAAAATGGATCAGATATATCAATTAGTAGTGCATCAGGAGTAACGTTTTGTGTATGGACAAGAGTAAGCGCAGATACCTCTAATTGGAGAACCTTAACAAGATCTTATGTTAACGATCATCACGTAATTATTGAATATGCTGGATATCAAATAGGCATGTATGATAATGATGGGGCAGGTTTTTTAGGAAGTGGATTTTATCAATATCAATTGCCAAATTGGGGTACTTCAAATTGGGTTGTAATATTTTGGCGTTGGCAAAATTTTGATCCATATTACCAAATTTCCTACAACGATACCCCAGGCACCATCAGAGGCAGTATTGCAAGCGGATCAGCAAATTTTGATAGAGGTTTTGGTTCAATTGGTGCGTATCATGAAGGAAACACTGACCCATCAAGTGCTTCACAATATTGGGGTGATATTTCTGTTTTTATGATGTATAACAAATATTTAACCGATAGTGAATGCTTAAGTAATTATAATTATTATAAATCATATTTTGGAAATTAATTATGGGTTTTACAGTTAGTCCAGGCATTTCTTTTGGCAGTGGCATTAATTTTAGAAGTATTATTTCGCCTGTCACAAGTAATTTGCTATTTAATTTAGACGCAGGTAACAAAGCAAGCTATTCAGGTACAGGTAGTACTTGGACAGATTTGACAGGCACGAGTAATGGCACATTAGTCAATACACCCACATTTACTAATGCAGGAGTAAGTTCTTACTTCACCTTTAATGGTAGCAATCAATACGTTAACATGGGTAGTTTAAACTTACAGCGTACTTGGACGTTAGAACTATGGGCTTGGGTTACAGCAGACAATAGTGGGTTTTTTGGGCAAGGTACAACATCAACAAACGTTGGACTACATATTTTATATCTAGCATCAGGTGGACGATATATTATTTTTGGTATGTATGCCAATGACTTGGATACCTCATATGTATTAACTTATAACACATGGTATCAATTTGTTTTTACATATAGCCATAGTACATATTTAAAACAATTTTATGCAAATGGTGTTTTCCAAAATAGTAATACAGGTGCTGCATATGGTGGGTCAGGACAATTTAACATAGGCGGTACGTACAGTTCGGCTAGTACTCCTATCAATGGAAGAATAGCTGCTGCTAGAATGTATAGCACAGTTTTAACTGCACCTGAAGTTGCACAAAATTATGCAGCTTTACAGAGTAGATATACTAATATTGTAACAAGTAATTTATTATTTAACTTGGACGCAGGTATTAGTACAAGTTATGGAGGCTCAGGAACTACTTGGACAGACTTAACGGGCACAAGTAATGGTACATTAGTAAATTCACCTACATTTACTAGTTCAGGAGCAACCTCATATTTTACCTTTAATGGTAGCAATCAATACGTTAACATGGGTAGTTTAAACTTACTAAGAAATTGGAGTTTAGAAATATGGGTTTATACTTCCGCAAACGGTAGTGGCTATTTTGGTCAGGGTCCATTAACCAACAACAATGGATTTCAGATACTGTACTTTGGACCTACTCGGTATATAAGTTTTTCATTTTTTGCTAATGATATGGATACAGCTTACGTGTTAACTTTAAACACATGGTATCAATTTGTGTTTACATATAATCATACCACATATAGAAAACAATTTTATGCAAACGGTGTTTTACAAAATCAGGCAACACAGGGTCCGTATGGTGGTACAGGGCAATTAAATATTGGTGCAATTTATAGCGTACCTGAAAATTTTTTAAACGGGAGAATAAATGCTGCTAGAATGTATAGTTCTATACTAAATGGAAATGAAGTTGCACAAAATTATAACGCTTTCCAAAGTAGATTTAATCCATAATAAAAAGGGAGCACTATGCTCCCTTAATTGTTTCTAGGTTTTATAAATTAGAAACGGTGACGTACACCAACACCTGTTACACGACTATCTGTCCATGATGCATTTGTACGGTTAATACCATCATTAGTATAGTTTGTATCACGCACTGCTGCATACAAGTCTGTACGCTTGCTTAAAGCATGTGACACTCCAACTGCCCATGATGCTGTCTCTGCTGATTTACGATTAACAAATGAATGATCATGCTTAGCATAACTTACCATAGCAGTGTTGCCACCACCTAATGGCATAGTTGCTCCAATGCTATAACCTTTGTCTTCTTTAGTTACTGCATCACTGTGCTCAACACGATTCCATTGTGCAAAAAACTTTGCTACTTTCATGTCAACTGAACCACCAACAATCGTTGATACCATGCTTGGCTTACCTGCACCTTGCTCAACATCTTGCCATGTTGCAGTTAAACCAACAGGTCCTGCAAAATACATAGCACCAACACTTTTACCTGCTTGCTTTGTACCTGCAGCATCATCGGCTACTCCTGCACTGTAAACACCTGTTACCGCTAAAGGTCCTGCATTAGTTTTAACTAATACACTATTGCTCCAACCTGTGTCTGAACCACCCCCACCTAAGTTAAAGTTATTAACACCATAACGTGCAGTAACCATTGGGCTGAATACAAAACTATCAGCTAACGCATTAAAAGCAATGGTTGAAATAAACATTGGTGTTGTTACACGACCAACTTGTACTTCACCTGCTTTATTAGCTAAGCTAACATATGCGTTACGTGCATAAAATGTATCACCATTAAAACGACCATTTGCTGCTGTGTCAGGACGTAAAAATGTTTCAAGTACCGCTGATGCTGTAACATCACCTAGTTTTTCAGTAGAACGAATACCAATATAACTAGTAGTCATACCACCTGATTCAACACGATTTACAGATTGCTTACCTGATGAGTGACCGTAGAAAGCATCTGCTAAACCATAAATCGATGTTTGTGCAGTTGCTACCCCTGTCGCTGTTGCAAATAATGTTGCAAATAAAAGTTTCTTCATGCTTCTTTCCTCTTAGAAATTAAAAAACACATTAAAATGTGTGCGTAGATATTTACTTATGATGTAAATTATCTGAAAATAAACTTGTTTACTACGTAATAACTATAGATACTACTCTTCATCCCATAATTTTGACTGTTCGTGACGTTGCTCTTGTATCTTTTTTTCATTAAAAATCTTTCTAGGATTAGAACATAGTATGCACTTTGGATTACCACAGTTCATTGAACTATGTTTTGCATAACGATGCTCTTGACCATTCTTTGGCTCAAGATGATATGCTTTTAAAATATCAGCTTGTCTATGAACATAGTTTTCTTTTTGCTGCCTACGACGACTATGTTTAAACTTGTCGTATTCTTCGCTCATATACATATTTATCATTTTTCAATCAAAGAAACAAGTTTTTTAGATGTTGCAGGACTAATTGTCCATCCTAAATGCCCATGTCCTGTATGATAGTAAATATTTTTTACTTTACTTTCACAAACAATAGGCATCATGTTTGGTGTCATAGGACGCAAACATGCCCAACTACTATAATTTCTAGTATCAAGATGTGGGAAATTTTCGTTGACCCAATTTAATAATGGTTCAATTCTACTTCTTGTAATATCACGATTGTGCCCACACAATTCTGCTGTACCTGCCACTCTTAACCTATTTCCTAATGTTGAAGTTACAATTTTAGATTCATCATCGAGTAAACTTACTTTGGGTAATTCATCAATATGACAATCATTAATTGTTATACTATAACCTTTTACAGGGTATACATCAATACTATCACCCAATAATTTTGATAAATGTGTAGTTTCTGCACCCGCAGCAATAATTACTGCATCATGAATGCTTGTTAATTGTCTTGCATCATTTATTTCATTATTAAAACTTACGCAAGCTGAATATTTTGATACTAATACTTTTAACAATTCATTACAAAATTTATGAATATCCCCCACCCAATCTTCTGCTGTCCATCCACCACCAACTAAATTTTTAAAATATTTCAGGTTGGGTTCAATATCAAGTAGTTGTTGTTCATTGTCTAGTATTTGCCAACTACAACCATGTGATTCATATAATTCTTTGACCTCATAGGTTGGTTGAAAATATTTGTCACTTTTGTAAATATGAAGAATACCACATGCACTATGGTCAAAAGTTATGTTTTCTTCATCAATAATTTCTTGATATAAAGTTCTGCTTTCTAAGCCTAATGTAATGGTATCAATAGTATTTTGGCGATATACATTAGATGCAGTATGGTGTAAAAACTTAGCAATCCATTTAAGTTGATCATAATCAAGTTGGGGACGAATTAATAATGGTGCATCTTTTTTAAGTAACCATTTTAAACCCTTTATAACATTTGCCCAAGTTGTCCATACTTCACTATTGCTTACACTAATTTGTCCACCATTAGCATAACTAGTGCGCATAGCAGCATAATGTTCTTGATCGTAAATGGTAATATCATGACCACGTTTTGCCAAATAATAAGCAGGTAATATTCCTGCTATACCTGCACCAATAATTGCGATTTTCATAAAATCCTTCAATTTATAAGATTAGCAAGAAACCAAACAACAAATGGTATTGCCACAAGACATAATCCAATTTGTAACCATTCAGGAATTATTTCAGGTTTATAAGGGGGAATATCATGAAATTTAAAACCTTCGGGATAAATTGGAGGTGGGGGTGGTGGGGGAATATACAACCATTCTTCCGAATGATCTCTACCGCACTGAGCGCATACAGGGTGATACTTTGAAACATTAGTACCACAATGATCACACTCTTTTAAGGATCTATAATCCACCTAACCCACCAAAAGTTTACACACTGCTGTCATGACTGCTGCAATACGTCCTATATCCCGCAATTGTTCAACAGTGTATCCTTCTTTTTTCAATGTTTCATAATGTGCCTTTACACAAAAATGACACTTACCAACTATGCTAGCACATAAACTATACGCTTCAAATCGTACTTTAGTAGTACCACCATGTGAAGTAATAGCATTCATTCTTAACTGTGCAGGTAATCCTTTCAAATTTTCATCACCTGTCATTTCAACAAAAGGATACCATACGTTATTTTGAGCCATTAAACTTGCTGCTGCCATTGCTGCATTACGTTCGACTTCATCTTGTATAGCAGGATAAATTCTACCTACCATACCACCATTACCTGTTGCAACAGTTGCTGCTAGTGCACATCCTTCAGCCACTATTGGGTCTAGTGTTGATCGCAAAATTACTGCATCTAAATTTAAACGAATATCTTTTGCATAATCAGGTAAACCCTGTTTTAATACTTCAAGCCATTGTGCCATTGTTATTTTCTCCTTTAATTTTTCTAATTCTTGTTCTATAGTATTGCTTCAATGTTAATACTAAAGCTAATACATAAGGTAAACCATATTCTGACCAATCATGTAAAGGGTCAATATAAGTATCTACAAATGGTTCACCTGTTATCATTTTAAACGCAACCGCATATAATACAAATGCACCAATAAAAATAGTATCAGGATATTTTTCTAAAATCTTAGACACCATGGTGCTACCAAACAATATAATTGGAACACTGACTAACAACCCAATAATGATTAATGTCCAATTACCACCTGCTGCTCCTGCGATAGCTAAAGCATTATCTAGTCCCATAACAGCATCTGCCATGACAATAGTTCCCATAGCACCCCAAAATGTCATAGATGCTTTAATATCAGTATGATCGTTATTATTTGAAGTCAGTCGCCATGCAATCCAAATTAATAATAATCCACCCACCAACCTTAGCCCAGGTATCATCAGCAGGTAAGTTAATGCTGCCACACAAACAAAGCGTACAGCTACTGCACCAAAAGTACCCCAAAACATAGCACGTTTGCGCAAATGTTCAGGTAGATTTTTTGATGCCATAGCAATCACTAGTGCATTTTCACCACCTAAAACAACATCAATTAAAATAATAGCACCAAGTGCCCATAAAAATTCAATCATTATCTACATCCTTGTCTTTTTTCTTATCGTATAACCAAGTAGTAAGAACGATAGCTAAAACAACTGAAATAAAAAATATTACGAATTTAACTTCATAAACATCCCAAATTGTTTCATAGTTAAACATATTAGCTCCTTAAATTTTGTGTTCAATGTATTCAGGTTTGTAAAAGAGTTTTGCTAAAGGCACAGCAACAATAGTGCTCATTAAACTCATAATAACCACCGCAGCAAACATATTATCACTAATAATTCCTGCACTCAATAACATGGATACTAAAAATATTTCCATTAACCCTTTATTTTGAAGTAGTGCAGTTTTAAAGCACACTAGTCGCATACCTTGTTCACGATAAGCCAACCATACACCTACAAATTTTGTTATTATGGCAACAACAAACATACCCAATGCACCCATAAGGATTACTTCAAAGTCTAATGTCCATTGTGATTTCAATCCTGTCCAAATAAAAAATACAGGCATCAACCAATACATTTGTTGAAGTTCCATGCCTTCATTCCATTTAATAGCATGTCTTGGCGTAATCATACCTGCAAAAAATGCACCTAAAACATAATGCAATCCTGCCCAATGACTAAAACTTGCCATGATTAAAGCTAAAGCAACAGTCAAGGTTGGATAAGCATTTTCACCTGCGACTTGTAATATCTTAGGCCAAAGATACCATAATGCTACCAATACTGCAAAAAATATAGATGCATTTACAGCATATTTGCCTACACTGACAATTACAGCTACAGTCAACCATAATACTAAATCATCAAAAGTTACCAATCCTAGCAATTTTTTAGCAGTATGTGTGCCCCATATACCCATTGATTTACATGCAACTACCAACATAGGCATAGCAGTAATACAAGTTGCTACACCCATTGTCCATGCATATTTCCAAAATGGTATATCAGGATTATGCCAAATTGGATCATCAAAAAATACGATGAAACTTAAACCTGCCAAAAGAATAGGTATGAGTATGACATGAAATGCTTGTTTCCATATTGCATGACCTTCACGTTCAATAATTTCTTTTGGTTTTAATTCAATACCTGCAATAAATGCAAATACGCTAATCGCTAATATTTGTATAGCGTCTAAACCAAATCGAACAGGTTGCGTAAAAACGTTTGACCATAATTCAGGAAATGCTGAACCTAATGCGCTAGGACCAAAGCATATACCAAAAGCAATCTGAGCCATTGGCAGTGGTATATGTTTGTCTAGCTTAGTTAACTTTAAAAACAGCCATGGTATAAAAACCATGGCTGCAATTATCAATAATATATTACTCATTATTAACCAACCTTTGCTATTTTTTAGATTGGCATTTATCAAAGTGTTTTCTAGCTATATTATGTTTTACACCACTTTGATCACAATGTGGACAAGTAACTATAGACAAAATTCTACCATTATGCCAACCATTATCTATATATATTTGTAACTCATCTTTACCAACTTTTTTTTGCATTTTGCCATTATGAACCCATCTTGTGTTACTAACTATATGAGACAATTGTTTTTTAACTTTTTCACTTTGATTTCTTCCTAAAGCATGTTGTCTAATTTTGTCTCGCCTAAGCATTTCATTTTCTTCAGATCTATTTTTTTGAACTTCTGACATTTTTTTTCTTGTTTCATCAGAAATAATTCTGCCTTTTAAAGAATTAGATCTTTTTATATTACTTTCAGGTGATTGTTTTTTATTTTTTTGTGCTTGCAAAGTTTTTTCGCTAGCAGGACCAATATTTCTAAATTTTTCTCCTCCGTAATTATCATTTAACCAATCATCTTTTGATAAAGCTTTTACTTTTTTTAAAAATTTGTATTCGTAAATCAATGCTTTTTCAGGACTGTCAAAAATTTTCCTCACCTCGGCATTAAATGAATTAATTCCATATTCTAAAATAAGCTTTTTAACTTTTTTTGAAGAAGTATAGTATCCATTAGGTTTCCAAAAACTATTAGGATCAGCATTTTTTCCATACTTTGAACCATAGTATTTTAAACCTGTTGGTTTATGAAAGACATAATATGTATAAGGTATTCTTTGAGACATAAACACTCCTTTTTAGAGTATTTATGTCTGCCCTACTGATTTATAAAGTTTCGCCGCCTACAGCACGATTGCAAGCGCAAAGTTCATTGGTTTGGCATCCATCTAAAATTCGTAATGTTTCTTCAGGACTACGACCAACATTTAAGTTATTTACTGTAACATGTTGAATTACATTGTCAGGATCAATAATAAATGTTGCTCTAAGTGGTGCTCCTGCGGGAGCGTAAAATATTCCTAGTTGTTCGACTAAACTTAAGTTGCCCCTTTGTGTATCAGCAAATTGAGTATGTCTAATTTTTTTTAAATCTGAATGACTATTTTGCCAAGCTAGTACACAAAATTCATTATCTGTGGATCCTGTAAGAAGAACTGTATCACGATCTTCAAAATCTTGATATAATTTGTCATATCCAACAATCTCTGTAGGACAAACAAAAGTAAAAGATTTTGGATAGTATACGATAATTTTCCATTTTCCTGCGTATGACTTTTCAGTAATATCAAAAAACTGATCACTACTTGGGTTTACACCTGTTATTGTAAAGGATTCTAATCGATCACCTACTGTTTTCATTTTATTTTCTCCTTGTGTGTGTGAATAAAATTTTTGTCTAGGACGTAATATTTACATACTATTTATATTGTTACAATAAAAAAGGGTAGTAAACACTACCCTTTTGGGAATTGATTTTATCCAAAATTTTTAGGGGATAAAATCAATTTTTGTCATACCAACTAAGTCAATATGATCTTCATCACGGAAAACTGTTAAGTTAGAAGCAGCTTCAAGTAATTCTGCTTTAGAATAAACTTTATCATCTAAAACTTTAGTAAATGCTCTTAGATTTTCTAAGCTAGGCAATTCACCTGTAACATTTTTCCATACTTGTTTAACAAAGGTTTCGTTACCTAAACCTAATGCATCTAGTTCATAGTCTTTTGAGGAAAGTATTTCAGCAGCTATCTGTGTATCTGTCATACCTGAATCAGCCAACTTAAGATATTTACCAACTAAAGCAGGAGTAACATCATTTTTACCAAGTGCTGCGCATAATAAAGCGTATACTTCACCTGCACTACCTTTTACATCAAAAGCAATCGATGAGTCTGTAAATGATAGACGTTCAATGTCTTTCATAGTGAGTTCAACATTGTCAAGATCAGGATGTGTTACAGTAACAACACCTGTCTCACCAACTGTAACACTAAAGTCAGCTTTTTTGCCTGTTAGTGCATATACTTCAGCTTTGGCATTGCTTCCTGTTACTTCAAACATTACATCAATGTCACCATCACCTACACGTCCTGTTCCAACTGCACCAAATGTTGCAATTTTACCACTTGTTCCTACGGTAGCTACCGTTACAATCAAGTTATTAGTTGATGTGCCCCCAAGGGTTGCGCCTGGGATAGTGATAGTATCACCTGCTACATAACCTGTTCCTGAACTTGCTGTTGCAGAATCTAATTTTACTGTATATACACCATTGGTTTTGGTTACATCGAATTTTGCCCCTGTACCTGCACCACTTGTCGTTCCTGTTACATCTTGGTAAGTTGTATCCACAGCTTTGTCAGCAATGGTTAATTTTGTAGTAATTGTCATAATAGTTCCTTATAATAAACTTACATAAGCTAATATTTATATTTTGCAACTGCACAAAAAAATTACTATTTTTTGGGCTGTGTATGCATGTTTACCCATTCTTGGGCATTTGGTGATAATGGTTTTCTTAAAAATGATTGTAATTTTTTGTATGCAGGTTTAAAATCAGGTTCCATATCATTTAAAACTTGTACAAAACTGCTACCAAAAACTTTTTCTAATCCTTCTTTGCCTAGTTGAACTTCTTCATGTGCTTTTTTTACAACTTCATTAGGTACGCTTCTTGCTCTCATACGATTGCGCTCTAAAGCAACAGGTAAACTTGTATTAACAAATATCATCATGGTGTCATAACCTAGTGCTTCTAATCCTTGTTTAACTGATGCTGTCTTTTCGGGATTTTTAGCAGTACCATCTATGATTAATCCTAAACGACCCTGTATGGCAAGTGATCGTTTAGTAGAAGTAATATCTTTAGCACGTTGTCTAATAATATCACGTTTTTCCTGTTCTTCAGGTGGCATTTTAGGGTCAAGTTGATGTTTTCTTAGTAGGTACTCAAATGCATCATCACTATTGATGGTGCGTAACCCTGCTGCTTGTAATCCTAACTGACGTGCGACAAAACTCTTACCTGAGCCAGGCCCACCTGCCATAAACACAGCTTTAAAAATATTAGGATCGTTGACACCTTCTTGAATGAACTCTCTTGTAAGCATGATTATGTATTTATGCTTTTAGCTCACCACGCTCAATCAACTTTTGTTTATTGTAACGATGACCTTCTTGTACTAATTCTTTATTTTCACCTTGATACAGTACAGCATAGTTATTATCAATCATCCATTGATTTAAACTAGAACCATCTTCCATAATGAATACACCAAGTATGCGTCCGAATTTATCATCATTATTGTCAGCTTTCATTGTTTGTATGCTTTGCCAACTACCTACAGGCAACTTTTCTGCTAATTTTTTCTTTGATAGCATACCACGTACTTTTTCTTCAGCAATAGATGTTCTACTTTCAGGGGTATCTATACCTGCCATACGAACTTTTTGATTAGCTAAAATGATGTTAAAACCTAAATCTAAATCAATTTCAACCGTATCACCATCTACAACCTTGTTTATTCTACAACGATATATGTACATAAATATCTCCCTTATAAGATATTTATAAAAAAATAGGGGCACAAATGCCCCTAGGTAGTTTGGTTACAAGGTCTTTCCTACCTCGTGGAGGTTACGCAGCTAAGCGAACTTCTCCAAAGTAATCGTCATTTGCGATTATTTGATTTGCTAGAATTACGTTCTTCGCCTATCGTGTTGTCCATATCCGTACTTGTTACCCCGTCGAAACCTAATACCACCCCATCATAAAAAGACTATATTAACAGTAATACCTATTACATAAACTAATAAAATTATTACAACATTAATTTTAAAATTTCTTTTATTAATCTCTTCTTCAGTCATTCAATCTATTTATGGTGGAGTGGGAGGGATTCGAACCCTCGTCCGCAGCACTTTTCCATCAACTTCATACAACAATACTATTATTTATTTTGATACTTTGGTAAAATTATATCTTCTATAATCCACACTGCAATACATACAAACAAAAGTAAACCTAGTGTGTACCAATCCATCACGTTATTTAGGTTTAACAATATCAGAACATTCACCTAACATTGGGTTCCATCCTATCATGCATGTTTCTCCAATATCAAAAAATATACCTATCAACACTAATGATGCTACAAACACACCAATAAATAAATTATCTTTAGAAATGTTATTCATTTTTTAGGCTCAATTAAATTAAAATGTCTACGAATAACAGGCGCAGCAGATAAATTTACCTGCCACGCTGTATCCGCAATTTCAGCACATTCTTCAGCTATCATTTCAGCAAATAACTCAATGCTTTCCGTATATTCTACCCCTGCACGTTTTGCAATTTGTGATAACCTTGTATTGGCTGAATTAAACATTACTTACCTGAAGGAATCTTACCTTCTACACCTTCAACATAAAAGTTAATCCTACCCTTCCATGCATCATCACCAACCACATCTTTTTCCAATACAACTTTACCTGTGTTGTCTTTAAGTGGTCCTTTAAACACTGCAAATGTACCTGCTTTTAATGATGATTTAACTTCATCAACTTTTTTCTTAGCAGCATCAGATACGACATCATTAATCTTCACTAAATCATTAGTACCTTCTTTGGTTCCCCATTTGGTATCACTTGTTTTCCATGTACCATTTAATACATCGTTAACAGCTTTTTCGTAGTATGGTCCCCAATTTACGATGGCAGAACCTAGATGTGCTTTTGGAGCAAATGCGCTCATGTCACTATCCCAACCAAAGGCAAATTTGCCATTCTTTTCTGCTGTTAATAGTACTGCAGTAGAATCTGTATTTTGTAACAATACGTCTGCTTTTTGATTAATTAATGCTTGTGCTGCTTCACCTTCTTTAGGTGGATCGAACCAAGTATTCACCCATACAACTTTGGTAGTAACTTTAGGATTAACACTTCTTGCACCCATTGTAAATGCATTGATGTTACGCAATACTTCAGGAATTGGAAAACTAGCAACAAATCCTAGTGTATTAGTTTTTGTCATACTACCTGCTACAATACCTGCCATATAAGCATCTTCATAGAATCTTGCTTCATATACACGTAAATTTTCTGATGTTTTATAACCTGTTGCATGTTCAAACTTAACATCAGGATGATCTTTTGCTACTTTTTCCATAGCATCACCAAAACCAAATGATGTAGCGAAAATTAGCTTATTACCTTGGCTAACTAAATCACGAATAACACGTTCAGCATCAGCACCTTCAGGTACTTTTTCTACAAATGTAGTTTTAATTTTATCACCAAACTTGCTTTCAATGTGTTTGCGACCATTATCATGTGCAAATGTCCAACCTGCATCACCTACGGGACCAACATATACGAAGCCAACTTTTAATGGTTCTGCTGCTTTAGGTGGTTCAGCAGGTGCTTTAGCTTCTTCTTTTTTGCTGCAACTTGCTAAAGTAAGTGCTGTAATTGCAGCAACTGTCATACTAACAAGTTTTCTTTTTGTTAAAATCATAGAATTGTTCCTTTTAAAAAGTAATTCTATTTAACATACCTGAAAACTGTAGTAAAGTATTTTGGATAATAAGTAGAATATGTCAATTCTATTTTTTTTATTGGTCGATGTGGCACATTGCTGCATTTGCTCTTAGTATAGTTTCTAAAGTTGGTAAAGCGTTTTACTTTGTATGCAACCTGTAAAACTTATACCACCTGTTATAGTAAATGACATATTGAAAACCCTTTTTTATATTATACGTTTGCTGTGCCTGTGGACGGATAATGTCTTCCACTTCCCCAAATTATTCTTACAGCACCATTTCCTCCTAAACCTGTTGGGTTTGTTGATATAGAACCACCTGCTCCACCACCATAAGTTCCACCACCCCCTCCTGCGCTATGATATCCATAACCTCCTGCTCCACCTTGAGTTCCACCCGACCCACCGTTTCCACCTGTTTGGACAGGTCCACCTGAACCGCTACTTCCTGCCCCATATATTCCTGTACCCCCACCACCTGAACCGTTATAATAATTAGATTGACCGCCTCCACCTCCACCTGCTGCCCCGCCAGTGCCTGTTGCTCCACTACTACCTACTACACCACCAATTCCACCATTTCCTGAATAACCACCTGCACCACCACCTCCTGAACCACCTAGACCTGAATTATTTCCTCCATTACCACCAAAACCACCACCATTTCCTACGTATCCCCCACCCGTTCCGCCTGGTTTATTACTAGGGTTTGAAGTTGCAGACCCACCTCCACCACCATTTCCTGCTAATACAGTATTCGCAGAAAAATAACTTTGCCCTCCTGGAGAGCCAGCATCTCCTTGTGGACCTCTTTGCCCTACAACTACAGTATAAGGATTTCCCGATGTTACACTAATATTCGCATAACCAAGACCAGCTCCACCTCCACCTACTACAAAAATTGTATTAGTTGCACCACCACCCCCTGCTCCAATAGCAACTGCACTTACTGAGCTTACCCCTGTGGGTGCAACCCATGTGTATGTCCCAGGTACTATATATTCTGCCTGTCCTGATGGTGGTGGAGTAATTGCTTGCATCCCACCTAATAATTGTAACCCACCTGTTATAGTAAATGACATATTGAAAAAACCTTTATATCCATATATTTATAATAATATTAATGGAAAACTTGTGTAAATCTACGTCCACGATATTCAAAAGTAACCACCTCACCTGCTTGTACTTGCATAGGTTGTTGACTACATCTTGTTTGCATTTCAACAACACTGCCATCACTTTGACCACCTAATTGACTACCAATGACAGCACCCGCAGCAGTAGCAATATCACGACCACTACCACCACCAATTTGATTACCAATTGCTGCTCCCGCAATAGCACCTAATACACTGCCACCTTGTGACTTACGCTCTACAGGATATTGTGTACATACTTGCTGATAAATTGTGTTATACCTTGGTTGCTTTGCTACAACAATAGCAACATCTTGTCCATAGTTTTGTGCATAACTTATACTACATCCAACTATGGATAATAAAATTAATAACTTTTTCATTATTGATTACATGTACGTTCTTGTACAATGGTTCCATTAGGTTGTAATACTTCTTTCCATTCAGTACAGTGTACAACAGGAGATTGTGGCACTTGCTGCACAACAACAGGTTGGTCAACAATATATGGTCTTGTTATAGCATACGTTACTGCTCCACCTATTATGGCAGGTGCTACCCAATGATAACGATGAAAATGATGTGGGTGATGATGAAAATGTCTTTGTTGCACATGCATTCTATGCCCACCATTCATATGTGCATTAACTGTTGTGCTAAATGTTAAACCTATTGCAGCCATAATTCCAATTAAAAAATATTTCATAATGTACCTCCTATTAATTATTTACTTATTTTACAGCAAACTTAGTACCCGTTTATAATGAGTCAAAACGTCTACGTAACCAATCCCATTCATAACTTAATTTCAGTTTATTAAAATCACCATTAACTTCATTATAGTATGCAACACCATCATTTGCACCACGTTGACTATAGTCAGCATGCTCTCCTATACCTGCACCACACCAACGTCCTAATCTATAGATTGCATCTGTATCATTGTATTTGACAACCAAATCTTGTAACTTTATAGCCTCTCTAAAAGCTGTTCGCCAAGTTGTCCAAGCATCAATGTTATAAAAAGCAATACCACTATTAAGATTAATAACATCATGTGGATCATCTAACGTAAAATCTAAACCAACACCATTATTAGATAGTACTAGTTTTTTATTATAGGCAATCATGGCTTGATGACCATAGCTTAAACGATTTACAGGATTTACCGCAGTAAAAATATAATGTTTATCAGGTACTAACAAATCAGGTTGCCAAGACCAATCAAATTTAGTATTAACCCGTAATTTAGCAAAAACCGCAAAAAACCATCTTGTTTTACTTTCTTCTGCAGCACGATGATACGCTGCTACCCTACCATTGATACCATCTACTCGCACTACTCTATTTGTAGCTTTATTGTTTATTAATGAATTATTTAAATGATCCCAATGTGCATCTGCATTGGGTTCACCATTGCTTATAAACACAATATCTAACGGTTTACCATAAAACTTTAACGGTTTTTCAATGTGTGGATAATCATACAACTGATTTTTAATCATACTTTTTGCAACCATAGGAAAATATATAGCATTGCCATCCATGTTAGATACAATGTGTTTTGTATCCCATAATTTTAAAAGATTAGGATATTCAGTATCACTATTTCGAATTTCAACATAAGGAAAAGTTTCATCTTCAATTTGTTGTATAGTATGAACATAACTTTCAATAAATGGATAAACAGGGTGGTCTTTTCTTGGTACAGTAATATTATCAATATATTTCATACCTGATTTATATCGTTGTAATGAATCAAATTCATTCCGCACTTTAATATATTCATGAACATTAAGTAAAAATGTGTCACCAAATTTTTCAATGATTCCATGATAACTACTAGAAAAAACATGTAATTGTTTATAATCAAATGGGTTAGGCTCGTAAGTAAAATCAAACTCTGAATATTCACATATTGAACTACATACCCATATAGTATAATTTTTATACCCCATAATATAATGGTGTTGACTAATCCAATAATCAATAGTAGCCAAATAACTTCCCTGATATGCAACTTTATATTTTGTTTCTAAACTATTTTCATTACCAAAATGTATCATTAACTTATCAAATTTGGAACACTCAATGTTAGCTTTTTGGTCAACTAGCTTAATTGGGTTAAGTAATTCAATATCTTTTTTTAACGTATTAACTTTTTTGTATTCATCAACATTAATTAAAAATGTTTTACCCCATTCATTCCATTGATTACCAAATACATGAATGTATTTTTCATCCCATAAATTAGGATAGTAACCAAAATCAAAAGTGTCGTAATTATAATGACTATCTACAACCCAAATAATTGGCGTAGTTGCTTTACTTACACATCGTTGTATTGTATCAACCCAATTATCAAAAAACCTAATTTTTTGTATAGTAGGAAATCTTTGTTTTAGTTTAGTGAAATTATTTTCTGATTGTTTATTACCATGGTCAACAAAAAACAAACTTGGTATAAATGTAACTTTTAAGAATTCATTTTCTATGTATTTTCTATTACGATAACCACGCTTATACATTTCTGTGTTAATAAACATAGTTTGCGTATTTTGATGTTGCTCAGTTTTAAAAACATTAACGTGCAACATGTCATCAACACATTTTGGTTTCCACAAAAAGTCACAAATTGAATAATCTATATATTGCGATACAACATAAAAATTATAATTAACTTTATTGACTAATTCATCAATGTTCCCTATATGTTTACCAATGATGGGTATGTCAACATTGTTGTATTCAGTTAAGTAAATTGTTTCATTGGCTTGTGGGTTAATGTAGCTAATACCATTTTTCCATTGGAAATGATAATTAGCATCGTATTCATCATGATGCCAACTAAAGTCAAATAACAAGCTTGAGTCAGGTATATGAAAATTAGTTTTGTTTTCTAGTTTTACAACTTTTTGAAATGAATGAAAAATGATATCATCATGTTCAGGAACAATAAATTTCGGACCACCACTACGTTGCCATTGTGTACCAAAAACATGTATTGATGGTTTTAGGTATGAATGTGGTCTCCAATTAAAATCAAAATTATTTACATCAATATCGCTTGGAATTTCCCAATAACCACGTTTCCACAATTCATAATAGTGTTCATGAAGCTCGTCATCATCCATCTATTATTTAATTATGTGGGTTTACATCAATAAATATTGCTATGACATTACACAAAACTGCGGGTAAACCGATTAGAACATATAATGAACTAGGACATTGGAGAGATTGGAGCACAGACGAACTTGTTGGAGCTAAACTTAACCATTTATTAGGATGGAAGTGTGGCGCAGGTGTAGATAGCTTGTTTATCGACATGGATGGTTATGTTTGGACTGCAAGCTGTAGAGTAGGTGGCAAACTAGGTAGTGTATGGAATACATTTAATGTACCAAATACTTGGATTGATTGTACACAAAATGTGTGTTCATGTGGCGCAGATTTATTCATACCAAAAGCAACCAATGAAAAAACAATATTCTTACTACGACAAAGTGCAGAATTACCCACTCAAATGGATAAGAATGATCCAACACTAACAGAATTTGTTGCATTAGAACGCACACATGTTAGTAGTCAAAAACAAATTTATTGGGAAATTGGTAGACGTTGTAATTATGATTGTTCTTATTGTTGGCCTTGGATACACAATAATACTGACCCACACAAACCATTAGCAGACTTAATCAAAGCAACTAATTTATTAGAAGAAAAGTTTATTAAAGGTGAAAGTGTTAACTTTATTATAAGTGGTGGTGAACCTACTACTAACAAAGATTTTATAGATTGGTTACGTTACCTTAACGCATTTGGTCATCACATTAGTTTACATAGTAATGGTTCAAGAAAACCTGATTATTATCGTGAACTTATACATTTTGGTGACCTTAATTTATCAGTGCATTTTGAGTTTTATGATAGACCAAAATTTGTTAAAGTAGTTGAAGCTATTGCTAGCGAAAAATCAAAACATGGTAATCGCAATGTTGGACATTTAGAAGTGAAATTTATGATGCCACCACAATTTGTGGATGAAGCTCTTAGCTTAGAAGAAGAACTTAAAAGTATTGCACATTTTACTGAATTATGTACATGGGCATTTGTGCCTATTCGTGGTAGTATGCAAAATAAATTTGCAACACCTGACCAATCTAAAATTACAAAAAATTGGGAGGAAATTATGGAAGGCTACGCACCTGAACATTTTGTTTTGTTCGGTGATCGTAAATGATACCAATCTATCCTGAACGTCCTAATACACTGTGTAATTATGCTTGGGACTACTTGATGTTCTATATCAGTGAACCAAGCTTTACTTATTGTTGCAGAACAGAACGTACCAAGATTACCCCCGAAATATATCACACATTAGGTTATGATTTATTTTCTAACTTACCCAAACATCAAGAACGAAGAAAAAGTTTACTTAACAATGAGCAACATAGTGATTGTAATACATGTTGGAGCATAGAAAATAAAGGTTTTAAAAGTGCAAGAAATGACACAAAATTTGAGCAATACATGCACAGAAATGTTCAAATCACACCAAAATCAAAACAAGACTTAACTAACCCAACCTTACAATTAAGTTCATATTCCAATATTATTGAGATAGTCTTAAACAATACATGTGATGCAAAATGCACTTATTGTAGTGAACATTATAGCACACAATGGTATGCAGAAAAGAAAAAATTTAATATACCAATGACTAGAGAAAGTAGTCAAATTGGTTCACGCAACCCTGAAGTTGAAAAACTTTTTTGGGAATGGTACAAAAATATAGGTATGAAGCAATTACTTAGGTTTGGTTTTATAGGTGGTGAACCGCTTATAACTGATTTAATTTACGAATGCTTTGAAGAATTAATTAACATACACACCAAATATCCACGTACTGAACCATTTCACAATATACTAAATGATGACTATTATCCAAAAATTGAATTATGTATTACAACCAATTTAAACACTCCCGAAGCTTACTTTAAAAAGTTTTTAAATTATCTACCAAAATTACGTGAACATTTTGATATCATTATACAAGTAAGTGGTGAAAATATTGGGGATGAACTTGAATACATAAGATACGGTGTAAAATGGAAACGATTTAAACATAATTTAGAAACATTGTTGCAAATGCCTGACATGGTAACAATTAACTTTATGCCATGTTTAAACTTGCTTGGTTTACCATCATTTATAAATTATCTTAATTATTTTAAAGAATGTGTAGAACAATATTATCCTTTTGAAATACATCGTAATATTGTAACTTGGCCCAAAGAGCAAAGTCCGCTTAAAGCACCTAAAGAATTTGCTAGGTTTTTAGACCAACCTATTAAAGTATTTGATGAACTGATTAATAACGACCTTTATCGTAACCATAAATCATACACTAATTGGTGTGATTTTAGAGATTTCTTAATAACAACACGTGATGGCATTGAAAAAAATCCTACTATGATACAATGTAAAGATACAGCAGAAGAAATTTATGTATACTTTAGTACCTTAGACCAACGCAGAAATACAGACTTCCTATCGTTATTTCCTGAATTTGCTCAATGGATTGATTGATTTTACATGATTCCTAAAATTTTACTCCATTGTGGGTAAGTGTTTACAAAATTTTGCTCACGAAATTCATCTAAGTTTTCTACTTCATCACAAAACTGCTGCCAATAATATTCATTCCTTGGTAATTGTAAAAAATTAATCACTTTAGTAAAAGTATTGTTTAGCTTACTTTCAACTTCTTTTTTAGCAGGATTAGGTAAATTTCGTATACAATACTTCTCATGGGTATGTAACAAATTATAATACACTGTTAAGCCTTTACTATCTGCCCATTCTTGATACTCATTCAAAAAATATACATTAAACACGCTTACTGTGCAAAATAGTATAACTTCTATATTATTGTACTGTTGTGTTAATGATATAAATTTATCAACGTTTTTTGTAATATCTTGCCATTTGCTTGGGAAACGATGATATTCTTGTCGTTCATATAAATCATCCACGCTTAAGCATAAGGTGCTTTTCTTAAACTTAAGTAAATAATTAATCAATGATTGATTCCATTGTGTGACGTTAGTATTAATCAACATTGTTTTGTCTGATAGTGTTGATGCGTCATTGATTAATTTTAACACTTTTACATTTTCTGGGCTATTCATTGGTTCACCACCTGTCATTTCAATGTGTTGAATATGATTTGCCCAATCAACCAATACTTCTTCATGTGTAGTATTTGTTATTTTATCTTGTGTCCAATAATCATAGTCTAATAAATTAGCAGGGTATAATATCTTATGTTCTTTTGCGTATGTTGAGCTAGCTTGTGGGCCGCAAATACGGCACTTTAAGTTACAAACATTGTTTAATTTTAAATCTAGGGTAATAGGAGATTGCACAGTGGTTGAATTAAAATTGACATTGGTGATATCAATGTTTTTAGACTCAACAAAATTTTGTCGATAGCTTTTTACACCACCTGCTTCATCATCCCAACACATTTTACACTCAGATGGTTCGACACCATCAATAAATGCTTGTCGCAAATTTTGCCATTGTTGATTATTGTATAAACGATCTAGCTTATCTTCTTTAATAAATGGTAGTTTATATTCTTGTTGTCTATTAGGTTGGTGATAACGACAGCATGGTCTAGTGCTACCATTTACGTCAAGTGATAAATTTATCCATGGTAGTGGGCAAAATCGTTTATCACTCATTCTACTAATTCTTTTGTGCACATAATATCAAAATTACAATGGCACATTGTTTTACCACATATAACAGGGTCACGTGGTATATGAAAGTCTCTATCACTAATATGACCTAGTGAACCACCTTCTTTGCACCATCCACGAAATATTTCACCATCCATATCAACCACGATTTGTTCTACTCCTGCGTAACAATCCCAATTAAACCAATTATTACTTTTTTCAACTATACATCGATGCCCTGAAATAACTTCTTCTGATTGATCAGTATAAATCTTTTTCATAACACCACGATAAAAGTCAAAATGCTTGGTAAACTTAATAGGTTTGACAATTAAGTCATATTGCTTTTCAAATATCTTATTTTGAGTTGGAGTATAGTCATACAATGTATCACCAAAATCATGAATCAATGGCTGCAATGCCATACTTAAATCACCTAAATCCTTAATCTTAGTAGCTAAAACATAACATTCATCAAACTTATCAGGACTCATCATGATATTAACATGAGTTCGCAAATCTTTATGAACTGTTTTAATGACTTCCATAAAATGTTTAGGATCTGCTTCTTCAGGATGAAACGATAAACAAATATGATCAAAATATTGTTTATTTTCTTCCCAATATCTTATTGTTCTACTACCATTACTAATCAATCCAATTTTTATATTTAAATCGTTGCAAAATTGACAAATATCAATAAAGTGTTTCCATAGTGTAACTTCACCACCTGTAAATTCAAAATAAATTTTTTTGGGGAATGTTTGTTCAGCAATTTTTGCAATAAATTGTTTTACGGTGTTAGGATCAGGCCATCCTTTACTGCCATCATGTAATCCGCTTGGACAATAGCTACAAGAATAATTACATGTATTTCCTATACACCAATTTACAACAAACCAATCTTCACAATGTGGTTCATTATGTACTAGTTTAATATACTTTTTCATTCTAAGTTTAATATAAATTCTTTTACTTCATCTTTGTTAATAATATGATCGTAAGGATCACCAATGACTTGTTTTTTTATTGGTAAACAAATATTTATGGGCATATCATAAATGCGAGCAAGATCTTCTATTGCAGTTTCATAAAAAATTTCTTGTCCACTGATATCATTTTCTTCAATTAATTTTTCATATTTTTTGATACTTTGGTGTAACCATCTCATTAATTGAAAGTTTGTAACTTTTACAGGTGTATGGTCATATGGTTCACTCCATATTAATTTATATTGATTACGTGCGTCTGCAATACCTATACTAAGAATATGATTGATAACATTTTTACGTTTAAGTATAAAAAATGCAAAATCTTTTTGCACTAGATTATGTATGGTATCGTATAGCATAGTTTCTATTTCAGGCACAATAAACAATCGCATAATAATTGATTGATTAATATCACCACTGCGTAATACGTTATTTGTGTATATGACACGATCTTGGTACAAATCGTAGATAGAGGGAAAACTTTCAATAGATAATTGCAAGTTATCATCTACAACAATGCGTGGTAAGTTATACGTAAATGGTTCTTTCAAATCAGTATAACGATTTGTAGCATTGTTTTTTAATAGTTCAACAAGATATTGGCTACCACTACGAGGTAAACCAATAATACATAATCTTTTAGGAAATAACATTTACAATCACCTTTTTTACCAACCTTCAATTTCACGAATCACATCAATTTCTTTAATCATACAACCACGATTATGCCAATGTTGACTGATATAATTTTTAAAAAATTTACTTTGATTACCATTAAGTTCAACAATATCCAACCCTAAATCATACTTAAGTATTTCACCTAATCTTATACTATCTTCATTGGTACAATCACTTATTTCTTGCCATAGTTCGTCAAGATATTTAAAATCACGCACGTTAGCATAATCCCAATCTTTTAACATTAGGTAATATGTGCCCATTCTAGCACCATACATAGCATACCAACCATTGTCTACATCACGTCCAAGATTTTGCCAAATGTTTAAACTTTGTAAATTTTTTGCCCATACCTGTTCATTAAAATCAATAATCGAATTTGGTTTTTTGCCTTCTTTTAAACAAAGTTTTACACCCTCACGAAATCCTGCTCGCCACGCTTGCTTTGGTGTGAAATTAATGTAAGTAGTACTATAACAATCATGCATTGCCCAATAGAGTGGATCAAAACAAAATTCAACAATGGTTTGATGCGACCCATCAGTATTTTCATGTGTTTTCATGTTTAAAACATGTTCTTTTGTCCAACAACTTAAACCACCATTACCATAATATAAATGATTGACATTATTTTTTGCTCGCCAACGAAATTGTGCATAATAACTAAATTCATCTAATTCAAGTTGTAAATTAAAAAAATCTTCGTGTGGTAAATTATCGCCATCTATAAGAATAAAACGTTCTGTTTCGCTTGCTATGGCAGCAGCTTTGTGTGCAGCGTCACTACCATATACTCCATCTATTCGTTTTGCCCAATGAATCATGTGCTTGATCTTAAGCCAAAACTCCTCTTTCTGTGGTTCATCGTAGGTAAGATATATTACGTCTAAGTCTGCAATATCAATGATTGTCATATTGTATGTCTTCAACTTTAACGGTATCAACAAACAAATGAGGTTCATCAGGATCAACTAATACTGTCCAATCATATGGGTCTACTGTAAAACCACCTGTAGATTCATGCATAATCAAAAATCTTGGGTGCACAGGTTTTATTAATTTGTTATTGACAACTTTTACTAAAAAACTAGCTTCTTCATAATCTTTTTTAGAAATTACAATATAATCACCACCCTCATCTTCAACAGAATATTTTAATGGTACACCATTTGTCTTATCATAATATAACCTATACTCATATTGTATAGGTTGGACTTCACTAATTAATTTAAATGCTTCAATAATATCTTCAATACTAGTCATAATACTTCTCAAAATGATTTGCTAAATTCTTATGAACATAGTGGAGTGGATAATATTGGCTATAACTATTAACACGCACTTGACCACTACTTAATATTTCAAAAAAACACTCTTTTGTCCAATCATCACTAAACGTGTTAATAATTCTAGGCTTCATATGCGCCCATTTTAGTGGATTTACACTGTTAGGTAATAAACATTTTTCTTCACCTATACACAATGTAGCAATAGCATAAACAATGTCAGTTGTAGCAGGTTCACTCATGGCACAATATTTCAATGTACTTCTAAAATCTTCCCAATGTTCAAAAATATAACGTACTAATTTAAAAAATTCTTCTGCTGTACTTGATTTTTTGAAATAGGTAATGCCATTGTACAAATCAGGTAATTGATTTTTGTCAAATAATTGACGATAAAACCTAGATGTTGATATTTCATTTTTATAATCAACGCAACCTTGTGCAATAACTAAATCTTGTTTTGAACATATATCAAACCAATTTGAAATATCTCTAGTCATTAGTACATCAGCTTCGACTTTTATTGTTTGATCAAAAGGGCTAGCTTCGTATATTTGCCAATCATTAGACAATTTCCATTCTTCAGTGGCTACATCACCATATGGTAACGGTATAACATAATCAAAACATGTATTAGTCACAGTGTGATTTGTGATAAGTGCAATAGGTAATGTAGGATTGGTCTTACGTATACTTTTTGCCAAAACAATAGCACATTGTACATAGTTTGTTGTTGAGTTATTCTGTGCTAGTATAGCAATACCTTTATTCATTAATTAACTCCAACAACTTTTCTTTATTCATCATATGTAAATCTATATTGTCTAATTGCACTTTGTATGGACGATACATACTTGATACAGATTTTTCGTAAAAAAATTCATAACCATTATCAGATTTTTTTATATCTACATCTTGGAAAACATTGATAAGTGGGTATTGAATTAGACAATCTTCATATCCCAAATGCCCTGTAACGGTATTTAACGCAATACTTAGTGCATAATCGTTGCGAAATAATTGGTTGTTAAACTTAAATAGTGCTGCATAGTACACATAATTTTGTTGAATCATTTTCCACATATCAAAAATTGCTTTAGAAAACTCATCTTTTTTAAACATAACAACGGTTGCCCAAACAAGATTAAGATCGTATTGCCCTACTTTTTCTGTTATAGCTCCAATATGTTTACTGATACCTGTGCTTGTGCCATGACATAAAAAACTTTTATCTAATTTCCATAATTGATTAAGTTGTGTTGAATTGATGATATAATCACAATCAATCATTAATGTATGATCATATGGTGTTAAATCGTATACATTACAACGATTAAAATTTTTCCATTTTTTACCATCAGCACCAAAAGACCTATACTGATAATGATCGTTTTTTGATGTAATAACTTGATCAAAAATAGGATCCGAGCATGGGTTATCTGTTATTAAAGTTATAGGTAATTGTAGATAATGTGCTGCCTGTCGAGCACAAAACTTTGCAATTTTTGTGTACTCAATATATTCTGTATCATGAGCTACGATAACAATGCCACGGTTCATCGTTTTGTTTTTAGCTCTTCTAATTCTTTTGCCCACATAGTCATAGCTTGATTATAATTAGCAACCACGCTATTAAGCAATTCTACACGATTGACGAGTAAAACATTTTTATATTCATCTTGAGCATAAATTTCACTACCTAAAGATTCTACTGATAAAAATGCAATTAATGTAGGAGAGCATAACCAATAACCATTTTGTGCAGTTACAAGTAGCTTATTTCTATATTTTTCTTCAAGTAAATTTTTATGCAATCGTTGATCGTAACGATGCTTTACGGTTTGAATAATTTGTTGTGTTTCCATTCAACTATTTAATGTAATAGTTGATGGTAAAAATTAAAAGTTTGGTACGCTTACTGATGCAGTGCCCCATGTATCAGAGATAGGACCATTTGTTGTTGGGCGACGAACTGTAACCGTTACAGTAAAAGTACCTGACACTTGATCAAACCATGGACCGTTTGTGTGGTTATCTGTAAACACTGTAGTAAATGATAGCTGTGATGTTCCTTGACCACTTACATCAACGGTTAATGTGTTACTGCTATATGCTCCTGAACCATTTGCGCTGTACATTCTACCTGCACTTTGCCAATATCCATACGAGCCTGATGCAGTACCACCTACAGCAACAGCTTGTAACCACATCGTACCTGCATTGCTACAAACAGTTGCCCAATTATTATCTTGTGGACTACCACTGCCACCACTATAAGAAATTTGTAAATTTACTCTACCACCTGCATTGAAAAAGTATCTTGCTTGGTCTGCACTACCCCATGTTACGGTAGCAATGTTAGTAATAGATTGTACACCACTTCCCCATGTTGAAGTATGTGAGCCTGATACCGCACCTTGATCGCTAAATGCAGCATACGTGCCAAATCGGTTATTAGTAGCACCTGTATCACATAATGTATCCATTTGACCATCAAAAGTAGATAACCAAGTAATAATATCACCTGTAGTAGGTACACTTAATCCTGTTGAGGAACCGTTTTCATGGATTGATATATAATTCAAGGTTTGAATAAGTTTTGCCCATTCTACGGGAGAGCCACCTGGACCTGCGTACACAAGTGATCCTGCACTAACAGGACTTAGTAACGATTGTCCCCAACCACGACTGCCGCTGCCTGGACCCCAAATGCCTTCGATAATCGTTTCACGACTATTGTGATCAGATGCTTGGACTAAACCACCTTGTGAATATGTCATAGTATCACCATTAACTCAATTTAGCATTGACTACTGCCAAAACTCTACCTTCACCCACAGTAAGTTTATCTTGTAGTGCACGTCCAATTGTTGTCAAATGTGAAGCTTCATGTTTGAGTGCTGCTCTAGCTTTACCATTACCTGCACTTACAAGACGTTGACCTTTTTTCACTTTACCAATCACATTAACCTCGACACGTCCACTTACTGCAACAGCAGGGTGTGTTAAATCATCACCTGCACCTGCGTTCATTAAGTAACCTGCAGTATTAGAAATTACGCCAAATACATCTTCACTTAAATCATAACGTACTGCTGTAATTTCTTTTTCGCCACCTAATTCAACAACTGTACCTGCCTCATAAGGTGCATCACTTTCAAATCTTTCTGCCAAGTCAGCATATGTAGCATTCCAACGACTACCCGCTGTTAATGTCCAATTACCTGTAATTGTACCTGCTGTAGCATTTGAGCCTGTTGTAATATTTGTAGTGGTTAAACCAAATTGGAAATTAGCAGCATTGGCAGCACTTGTATTACTGAATATAGCAGGTACTGTATTGCCTAATACAATGTT